AGAAAAAGAGCTAAGGAATCTGCTAGATTCTTTAAAACATTTAACTCCCAAATAACAATGGATGTAATGTTTAATTGGAGGAGTTTTTATCATTTTCAAAAACTAAGAAATGACGAGCATGCTCAATTAGAAGTTAGAGAATTAGCACAAAAAATGTTAGAATTAGTAAAAACAATAGAAGGAAATCCCTTCGAACAAACCATTAAAGCGTTTAAATTATGAGAAGTTACGGTGAATTAGAGGCCCTTGTTATAGCATGGGCTGCACAGAAAGGTATTCTAGAGAATGGAACACCAAGAGCTCAAGCTATGAAGACTTGGGAAGAAACAGATGAGTTAATTACAGCTATTGAAAATGACAATAGAGAAGAAGTGATTGATGCATTAGGTGATATATTAGTAACAATCATCATCCAGGCAGAGATGCAAGGACTGAAACTTACAGAATGTTTAGAGAGTGCATACAATATAATCTCTCAACGTACAGGTAAGATGGTAGATGGACAGTTTGTGAAAGATAAATAATAATAATAATTAAAACCAAAAATCATGAAAAATTTATTTCAGTATGCAGTTATTCTGCATGAGTATGACAAAGAAGGAAACTATCAAGATTCTAAAATCATTGTAGAGCCTAAAACAGCATTAGCTAAATCAGAAAAAGATCTTGTGTTCAAAATTACAAGAGAAATTCCTGAAGAGTTTGCTGAGGATCCAGACAATGTACAAATCTTGGTCAGAAATTTTTAGTAACTCCATCTTGGTCAACTAGTAAACCTAGTTATGGTGGAGTATTGAATAGACCAAACCCATTCGGTGGTACCTTTAGAGGATTACCGCATCAACCTATAATGAATGATAATCCTTTTAACACTACAGTTACAACTAATAGTGTAGCAAATACTTATTCATTAACAAGTGCATTGAATACCAGTGGGAATTTGTAAGACTTGTGGAAAGAATGCAGACAGTGAATATTGTTTTGCTCATAAATCTAGAAAACCCTTACCATCATCTGGTAGGGGTTTAACTAGTAAAATGTCTGTTACTTCAAACAAAAAGTTCAATAATGTTCAGAATAACGAACGTTTTACAGAAATGAGAGACTTCTTTATATCTATATGGAAGAAAAGGTCACATAAATCAGAAGTGAGTGGTGTATATTTAGGTAAAGAACCTATGTCTACATACTTCCATCATATTCTACCTAAAGAAAAATACCCTGAAGCTTGTCTAGATGAAGAAAATATCATACTTTTGACACTTGAGGAGCATTCTAATGTTGAGAACGACATGTATAGATATGAGGAAGTCAATATAAGACGTAACTTATTAAAATTAAAATATGAACATTGAAGTATTAAAATTTAGTGCTATGTGGTGTGGACCATGTAGAGTGTTAGCTCACACATTAGAAGGAGTTGAAGGAATTACCAACATTGATATCGATAAAGATCAAGAAACTGCTAGAAAGTATGGAATCAGAAGTGTTCCTGCATTAGTATTTTTAAAAGATGGTGCAGAGATTGGTAGAAGTGTAGGAAGTATATCTCTTGATAGATACAATCAAATATTAGATGAGATTAAACTCTCAGGTAAAGACGAATAATTAAAAACAATCAATATGAAAAACCAATTTTTTTACACAGCCAAGATTGGCGAAAAGGAGTATGTAGCTTCTTTTAACATCAATAAAGTAATCAGATCATTAGCTAATGATGCAGGTGGACTTATTGTTATTCTAGATGACTTCAATGAACGTGTTACACAACAACCAGACATTGATCTTAAGACTAACAAGATGAAAGGATTTAAGAATGTACGTGAAACTGTACAATCAGAAATCGAATTGAATGCAGATGATGCACAAAAATTTATTAAACTAACTGAATACAAAGGATAATGGAAAATGTAACATTAGGACAAAAGAGAGTCCAAAGAAATTTTAATCCAACAGCTAACACAGAAGTAGAACAATTAAAAGACTACTATGCTCAAATTATAGATTTGTTGGAAACAAAAAGAAATGAAAAAAATGGAAGAGAAGTTTCTCTTGCTCAAACTGAAGCAGAAACATCTTGTATGTATGCTGTAAAATCTTTATTTGTATAATCATGCCAAAGTTATTAGGAAATCGCATCTATTTAGAGATGCCAAAGAAAGAAGAGAGTAAGCTTATTGTAGATGAAAATACAAAAGAAGCATTACAGAAAGAACTACTTAAGAAAATGAGTAGATTGAAAGTGCACAGTGTAGGAACAGCTATTACAGATCCAGATTTAAAGGTTGGAGTTGATGTGTTAGTAGATCCTACAGCATTAAGAGATAAAACTTTAATCATTCCTTTATCAGAAACTGAAGATGTAATGTTAGTTTCTATATTTGACATAGTCCATATATGGTAGTAAATAAAAAAGCCCTATTAAATTAGGGCTTTTTTTTTATAAATAGACAATCAAAATGCTTGGAGCAATATTAAAAAACTTACACACCTTATGTGCATTATCACAATCCCTGCTATCTATTTTTATTATAGATTTATGTCTCATTAATTTATATCAAGTTTACCAAAGCCTTTGTGTATCACTTTAATAGGTTGTTTAGATTGCTTATACATTTCATCTAATGTAATAAACTTATTATATTCTTCAAAATCTGGTTGAATATAAAATTTACCATTAGTAAGTTGCATGTCTCTTAATTGAATTCTTGCAATGTTTTCTATAGTGTTATCATCAGTGAATGTAAGATGATAATTAATACCTCCATAATTATATACATAATCAAGATTATCAAAATCAGAATATTCCATCTTCTTAGGCATATTGTCTAAGAAATGTCTATCTTCTCCTGAATTAACAGGATGTTTATATCCACCACTTTCAAAAAATCCTTTACGTGTAAAAGATACAACGTTTAATCCAGAGTCAGCTACAATAAATTCATTACCATAAAGACTATAACTTTTAAGATTTCTGTATAAGTTAATCTCAGGATTCTCTTCATGGACCTTTACACAATTTGCTATTCTATTAGGAAGAAATATATCATCATCATCATGATTTAGATATAGATCGTGATAACCTAATTGTACAGCTAAGTTTTTCTTTTGACCTATAAGTACTTTTTTACTCATATTAATCACTGTAACATTAGGATGTTCACAAACTAATGTAATGTTCTTATCATCGTTAACGATAACAAGCTCCTTATCATCATAATTTTGAGATAAGAAGCTAGCTAATGCTCTTCCTAAAAATGGTAATCTACCATATGTAGGAATTATTGTTAATGTCTTCATTATTTAGATATCCTCTTTTTTTTAAATAGAGGTCTCTTGGTACCAGAATTACCAGCTTCATTCATATAATTCCCATTGATAGGTTTAGGAGAAGCTACCTTTGGAGCCATTCTAGGCTTACCACTCTTCTTTGCTTTACCAGAAGTCATGGATTTACTTGCAGCCATATTTGCATTTTTTCATAGAAGTTCCAGATTTAGCTTTCTTTACAGAAGCACCTTTCTTAGCTATAACACCACGTCCTTTAAGGATGTCTGCTTTAGTAATCTTTCCATCTTTGTTAAGATCAGGAAACTTACCACCAGATTTAGCTTTTTTAATAATTTTACCATTTTTAGCAGAACCCATGCTTCCTACTCTTGGCATTTTTTTTCTTTCCTCACGAGTGAATGGAGGTCTTGTACCTTCTCCTCCACCAATAGTTGGAACACCTCTTTTATCTTTTTTATCTGGATAACTGTTTGCAGGATTAATTGATTTCTTTTTTGTTGTTTTAACAGGTTTTTGTTGTGCCATGATTATATATTTTTTAGAGTTTAACAATTCCATTTACGAAGAGCAAGAGTTTTTCTTGTAGGTTCTCCATTAGGTTTTTTGGCAGGACCTTTCACTCCTGACATTCTTGCACAAAAAGACTTACGTCTATTAGCTGCTTTACTTCCAGGTTTTAACTTAGAAGGTTTAGTAGTTACAGCCATCTTAAGTTTAGATCCAGGATTAGCTCTTCTATAAGATGCCACTCCTTTGCGGTTAAGACCACCTTTAGGATCTTTACCTTCTTTTCTAGTCCATGCTGCTGTTGCCATTATTTCTTAGATTTAGCTTTAATCTTCTTCTCTTGTACTAACATTTGTTTAGTAGGCTTCTTTCCAGATCCTTTATTAGCACGAATGTTATCCCATAATCCTCTTCTAGAAGAAGAACCATCAGCACGTTTAATCATTCCTCCAGCTTTTTTAATAGGACCACCGTTACGTTTTGTATCCCTTAAAGACTCTCCTTTATTCTTTTGTCCTGTTCTACAACTTCCTTTGCTATCTCCTCTTTTGGTAGCTCCTTTGATATCTAATCCTTCTAATTGAGCATCACCACCTTTAGCTTGTTTTTTTATATAAGCTGAATACTCAGCAGGAGTCATTCCTCTTTTAGCAGCACCTTTAGCAAACTCAGTTTCTAATCTATTTTTAGCATCTGCACTTATAGAATCTTTATACTGTTTAAATCTTTCAGTTCCTCCTTTGCTTATTAATTCTGTTCTCTTAGCTGACTTTTCAGCTTGTGTCATTTGTTGCCAAGTAGGTTTCTTAACAGTTAAAGTGTCACCAGTTTGAGCTTTTTTAATAGTACCACCAGATCTTAATGTGCTTCCTTTAAATGGGCCTTTCTTCTTAATAAGAGGACCATTAGGAACAGGAGTTATCTTACCACCTTTACGTAATACACCAGGACCTACATAGGCTGATGCTTTTTGGGGATTTAACTTAGACATTATTATTTAGATTTACGCTTTGCAGCAATTTTCTTGAATGTTTTAGCAAGAGCTTTAGCCTTACCAGTACAACCAGGTTTAGTGATTGGTGTACATTTACCAGCAGTACCACGCTTCTTAATAGAAGCTGCAGCTTTCTGCATCCACTTCTTATCAGCCATGATTATTTCTTTTTAGAAATCTTCATACCTCTTTTAGCTGTCATCTTAGTAGCACCAAGTTGTTTGTCTGGAGTGAGAGAAGCTTTACCTCTAGCACCAGCTAATGCATTCTTTTGAACTTTAGTCCAAGCACCACCAACGTCTGTACCTTTATCTCTTTTGTTAGAAGCAGTAAGTCCAGATAAAGAACCACCGTTTTTCATTTTAGAAGCAGCACCTCTAGCATTCATTGCTCTATTAGCTCTTCTAACCATTCTTCCTTCAACTTTAGAAGCTCTTTCAGGGTTAGTTTCCTTAATTCTACCAAGTCTTTTTTGTTGTCTTTTATTTTCTTTAACAACTTTAGCTCCTATAGAATCTCCATCTTGAGCTTTTTTAATCATTTTTGCCATAGCGTTTAAATGTTATATTGGGTTTAACAATAATATCTTTGTGAGTGTATTGCCACATCTCACCAGTTGAGTTAATTATAATTGTATAGATGGTGTCTGACTCATGACCATAATCAGTCACTAACCATATCATCCCATCTCCCTTGGGTGTTACAACATCTATTCTATTCTTTGGTTCATATATTCTCATAGAGAAGTGCTTTTGTTCTCGAAAACCTGTTCTTCGTCACCCAACAGGTGTGTTGTTATTCTGCTGTAGGAGCTTCTACTTCTTTAATGATATCAGCTTCTACACCTTTAATCATTAATTCTTCAATTGCTTGATTAGCTTGCATCATTAATTGAAACCTTGCAGCTTCTTCTGATGATAAATAAGCTCTAACTGTGTTTAAAAACAGTCCAAACTGTTGTCCTGTTAGTGTGAATGTGTCTTCAGGAGTCCAAGTGTACCTTTTTGCAGGATCATACTGTGCCATAATATAATTGGTTTTAAAATTAACAGTAAAAGTAAATAATGTTTTTTTAATAACCAAATATATTTAGTATGTTTTGTTTAGTACAAAAATATCACTGTATATATTGTTACCAGCATTATTGCTTCCCCATTGTACAGTGACATCTAATACGTTACTGATTGTTGTATTAAATGTTGTGTTATTCACTACATTAAAAGCAAATCCTTGAACAGAAGCATTGTTAGTTTTTGTATAATGAAATGCTCCTAACGACACAATAGAAGCTACACCAGCAGTTCCAACTTGTCTAATAGTGAAATCAATATTTAAACTCCAAATGTCATTTATAATTGCATTTGTTAAAGATTGAACACCACTATCTAATAATGTAATAGCTCCTGCTTTAACTCTAATTCTAATAGTTTGATTATTAGCAGCATTCATAACACCACCAAATATAGCTCTGTAACTATCTCCTATTTGAAATCCATTTGCAGGAACTGTTAATGTTCCTACACCACCATTTATCAATGTAGATTCTACAATAGTTCCTGATATAATAGTTGAATTGCCTGTTTGAGCAAATAATCCACCTGCAGGACCTGGAGGTCCAGGATTACCTTGTGGACCTTGTGGACCAGTAGGACCTTGTGGACCAGGAACCACTCTTGAATTTACAAATTCATCAAGATTTAGCCATCCTTTGTATCCTTTACAAGGTTTACATAGTTGTTCCCAAAATCCTGCTTTTATAAATGTTGACATATTATTCTAAGTTTATTTCAAATGTTATTACTGAACTTGTTGTTATTGATTTACTCATGTCCACTCTAATTTTAAACATGTTACAGAACTTTAGTATTTCTTCTATAAGCATATTGTTATACTTAGGAAGACTTGCTGCTATTCTAAATCTATAAGAGTCTGAAAGTTTTGTTATCTCTAAGCTACATAGTTCATCTACAGAAGATATTACACCTTCTAAGTGAGCAAGAAAAACTTCATCGTTATCTTGCATCACTTTAGGAAAATGTTTTTTGTTAATGTCCATTTATGACAATGTTAATAGATATTTAGTTTTAGCTGCTTCTCCTGATAATGCATCTGCTAGATTACATACATCATGGAAACTATTCTTCTCACCATACATTTTTAAATCTGATGCAAATGACATAAGATCTGATACACATTGCTCAGGTTTGCAGTTGGTAAGAGGTTCAATCTTATAAAGGCCAGGTCTTTTACCTGTATATCCCATAATCTTCTCAACAACACCATCTTTGAAATCTTGCACATATTCATACAATTTTCCAAGAGCTTTATGTTCTGCATAGCTAGTTGTTTGCCAATGTAGCAAATGTAATTGCTCATGAAAGTAAGTAAGCTTTGCAGCTATAATTTCTATTGTTAAACTAGAACTTCCTTTCGATTCCATCATGTCTTCAGGAAATAGGGATTTTATTGCCATTTTAGAATCTTGTTTGTTTATGCTCACCGTTAACTCTATAGTTAAGAATACCTGATAATGTTTCTTCATTGATAGCAGTATCAAATGATATTAATTGATAAGTATCAGTTTCTTTTAATGCAGGTTTAACTTCTTCATATTTAGCTTGTGCCAAAGCAGCATCTTCTTCTTGAGCTACAGTTTCTCTTAATGATTTGATTTCATTAATTAACTCTATTTTAGCTTCTTCATCTGTTGACATTAATAAAGCTATTTGCTCTTCTGTCAATTCAACTTGGTTTAATTCAATCCAAGTTCCTTCTGTTGTTGATTGTAAATTTTTCATATTTTTATTTATTATTAATTAATTAATTTTTCCTTTAAATCCATAATATCCATAATGTGTAACTTCTGGATAAGACACTGCAAATATTTTATACATATTTTCCCTTGCAATTTTACAAAAGTTATAATCTTCAGATAGTAAATTATCTTCTTCATCAATACTGGTAGTCCAAAATTCTGAAATTTTACTTCCCATTTCAATACCTAACATTGCACCTGAATTGTTTTTATATGAATTTACTTTATCTGCTAATGAATGTAACACTTCTTTTTTAATTATCATCATACCTGTTCCTACACATTTAACTTCGAAAATATCATAGTTAGATATATCTTGGTTTAAAGGATTGATATTAAAATAACCTGAGTAGTTTTCTAAATCTGTTTTACCAAACTCTAAAGCAATTTTTACAGAATCCCAGTTAATTCTTTTCATTGGAACTAATGCTCCAATTATATCCTTATCTTCTTTTATCATCCTATCTATGTCAGTTGCTCTAAAAGATTGATCAGAATCTATAAAAACTAAATAATCTGATTTCTCCTGTAAAAATTTTTCAGTTAGTGTATTTCTTGCTCTTGTTATTAAGCTTTCATTATACAATGGGCAATACTTAACTCTATATCCTAGTTTTGGTAACTCTTGAAAAGCTTGTAATAAACTATCAGTGAATGCACCAGTACACACGCCATTATACATGGGTGTTGCTATGAATATTTCTTTATTCATTATTAAGGCCTTCTTGTTATAAACTCTGTATTCCCTTCTATGCAACCAGCTATCACTCCGCCTGATGCGGTTAAAGTATTACTATCAGGTAAACTATTTGAAGTGACTCTTGAATATAACAATATTCCACTTAAACTGGCAAAGCTATTTGGTCCGCCTACACAATTTGTAAATGTTCCAGCTGCATTTCCATATAATCCAAAAGAATTACTTCCTGCTGTGCAATTTGTAAATACACCAGATAATATTGGTCCAATTCCTAATGAAGGATTACCAAAAGAGGAATCACCTGCTTTACAATTAATAAATGTTCCTGGTATAATAGCTGTACTAACTTTACCAAAAGAAAAATTTCCTCCTTCACAATTAATAAATGTTCCTGATAGAATAAAAACTCCATTAGACGAAAATGAATCTTGACCTCCTTTACAATTTTCAATAATTGTATTAGACCCTCCAAGAACACTGAAAGTTTTTTCACCACAATCTACACCTTTTACGTATGTATCAAAAGTTAAAACAAAAATGGAGCCATTTGTATAACTTACACCATCAAAAGTATGGTTGAATATAATACTTCTATTTCCATCTAAGGATACTAAATCAATATATGGAGCGTCCATAAGAAATTGACTTGTTCCAAAATCATAATTTCCTGGAGCTGCTATTACAGTGATTCGGTTTGTTGCACTTGGAGACATTGTTTGAGCCAAATTATAAGCTGCTTGTAATTCTGCTGCATTTTCTACATCTGTACCATTTGCTGCTACAAATACATAATTTGTTCCTCCTATTCCTGCTGCTAAATTTGCAATGTCCTGAGCTGTTGTTTTAACTGTAGAACCTGATTGTACAATAGGAAGAGTTTCTGTTCCTGTTAAGGATGCAGCTGCTGTGAGCTGACTAATTTTTATGTTTGCCATTTTTATTTTGTTTTATATTATTCTATAATTAAATTGTTATTATCTTCTGTCATGATGGAATCATAGTTTTCTGTTGATATAAAATTACCAGCTACATAATTACAACATTCCTTAGCATCTATTTCTTGCCAGTTACCCACCTTTGGTTTAAATGCTTGCACAATTAAACTACTTGATACAATACGTCCTGAACCATCAAAACGTACAAAAGCTTTAAGCTTATTATTGTTATTACTTCTTGCCATGATTATCTAGGTCCTGTGGTTGTTGTAGTAGTTGTTGGTGCAGCTGTAGTGGTGGTTGTTGTTGTTGGATTACAGCACTCATATGCTGGAATCTCTTTCCATTTTCCTACTTTTGGCTTATTTTTTCTAAGGATTAAGCTTCCTGCAACTATTCTGCCAGATCCATCGAATCTAACATAAGCCTTTAAAGGTCTTGAATTAATGCTTCCCATTGTTTAAAATTTATGGTTAATAGTTTAGGTTATATTTTTCTTTTATTTCATTTAATTTAGTGGCATAAAACCACGTACAAAACTTTTTAGATGATTCATTATTAAGAATCATATCTAAGTTAGGATCTTTTGTTGGATCTGTTCCCATGTGATATTTTCCTTTATAGAAAGCTGGGTAACCATTTCCTGTTTCAGAAACTATTCCTGCATTATGAAAGATTGTGTGAGACTCTAGTTTTGTAATAGGGTCTGATGCCCATGCAAAATTTAATTCAGGAACCACTTTAGTTTCTCCATCTCTCAACCAAATGTTCCAAAGAACAGCCCACATATCAGCACACCAACTTTGAAAGCCTGTGTTCTCATCTTTAAAGAATTCTCTATTTACTTTCTGTAAATATGTTCTTATAAGAATGCAATCATTCATCACCTTACTCCAGAAGTCACCATCTACATTCTTTAATAGATATTGTGCTCCTCCTGAATGATCATTATTAGATTCACATACTTCTCTACTGATTCCTATAACACTTGCTATTTCAGCAAGTATATCTCTATTCTTATATTCTTCTAGTTTTTCTGGTAACACTTGATTCACCTTACTATCAAAATAATTAGCATTGATGTAGCTATTTGTATCTGATAGATAGTTTATGTCGTCTTCTAAGAATTGATCTACATTGAAATCTTTCATAAAAAGAATATCAGAGTCACAATAGAATATTGCTTTCTCACTTAACTCTGGATGTTTCTTGAAATGTTTCCAAAGAACATATGGTCTAAGTATAGGAATATAGATTCCAATTAATCGATTCAAATTATCTTCATCAGCATAGTAATGAAACTCAGCTTCTGGATATAGGTCTTCGATTTGTTTCCATTTATCTCTATTCTCTCTTCCTTTAGGGGTGAAAATTAAATTAATTGCTTTATCAGAATGTCCTATCTCTTTAAGACTTTCCATCCAAAGATTTACTTGCCATGTATAATAGATGTCACTTGGACACGCTTGAACAAATTTTAAATCTTTCATAATGTAGTTGGTTTAATGTATAATTACTATTTACGGTGTGGTAGTAGTAGTTGTTGTTGGTGCAATTGTAGTACTACTAGTTGTAGTGTACGTATTACCAGCACCTGTCACTTTGATAAGTTGCTCTAATTGTTTAGAAATTTGCCACAATAAGTTGTCTGTAGTACTCCAACCTATCTGTTTTGATGGTATTGCCATAATGTATATTTTTAAGTATCAAAGATATAAGTTTTTAAACTTATTTACAATGAATGTTGTTAAATTAAAATAATTGATTTAGTTAAATCTTAGTATATGTAAAATAATTGAAGGGATTATAGTTGCTATTATGTCTTTATAATCAAATCCTTTGTACGTGATTTCATCTTTTATTTCTTTACCTAAAGCAAATAAAAAAACAATTGCCATACTATAATAATCATTAAAGAAGTATTGACTCAATATAAATATAAAGAATCCATAAATAAAATGATTTGCTTTATCAATTGGTATTAACATCATTCTATTATTTGTTTTAAAAATGTTATCTACCTTGACCTACATTCTTCTTTTTGTAATTCTTAGAAGATTTTAAGTTAGATGTTTGAGATTTAGCGTGCACATTAGGTCTGCTCACTTTAATTTTCACCTTCTTTTCTGAAGTGTTGTTGGTTTGTTTTGCCATGTTAAAATAATTTATATTCCAAAATTACACTGTATCCTGGAGGATTGTTTGGTTGTACGAAATATTGAGCTCCTACATTAAATCTAACAAACTCTAACATGAGATTTGTATATAAAGTGGGTTCTCTTAATGTAAATCTTGTTGATTGAGTACCAAGATATCCATGCACCTCAAAAGGTTTCTTATTCTTGATAATCTCTTTATGAATATCAATCATACTCTTTTGATGGAATATGATTGAATCTTTTATATCTAGTTTGTTTTGGAATTCAATTTCCTTCTTCTGGAAGTTCTTGATTCTAACTTCTTGTTCTTTAATCACTTGTTTAGCAAAATCATAACGTACAAGATCTGTAGCTACAGCTCTAGCTTGTGCTTCTGTTAGAACAACAACACTATCTTTCTGGATAACGGTCTGAGAAGAAACTTTGAAGCCCACTAATAGGAAGACTATCAATAACTTTAACTTGTACATATTCTTTTTGTTTGATGGTTTTGATTCTGCTTACGATCACTGTGTCTATTTTAGACAGACTATCTATCACTATAGAAGATCGATTGTCTTTTTGTTTAAGTTGAACTATCTTAGCTTCTAACTGTTTAGTTTGTTCTAACAATACATCAGTCTTATGTTGAGAGTGTAGTGTAAACAATAGCCAGATAACGGTGATGATCACCGCCAAGTACTGTTCTCTTAAATAATTTAGCACCTTTATCATTACTTATTTGTATGGTACATAGCTTGTTTTACCACCTGACTTAACAGCTCTTAATATTTGTTTACGTTGCTTACCAGTTGATTTGTACGATACATGAACCCAATCAGGATTAACACTAGTTCCAAATTCCCAAATCAATTGATCAAAGACTAATTTGTCTTTTATAAAATCAAATATCATCTTGTTTGTAATTCCATTAGCACTACCATCCATATCAATATCAATTGCTTCACCTGAGCAATGTTGGCTGGTTGCACTACCTTTGATCACTTTATTCAAAGCATCACTTCTGTAACCAGAAGATATGTGAATAGGTTTACCGAAGTGTTCTCTAATAGGTTGGAAAATATTTTCAGCTAACTTTTTAAAGTTTCCAATGTGTTCAGGAGTAGGCGTATTGCTTATTCCAAATCTTTTTGCAGTTTCACTTCTTATTACTTCTGCTAATGATAAGTTTTCTGATAATTGCATTATTGTTTGTTTTTAGTGAATTTATCAATTGATGTAAGGCCCAGTGCACCGAATGCAAACAAAGCTACAGACTCTACAAGAATGTCTGAAGGCTTAACTGATTCATGACTGAATGTGTTAGCAATTAAAGATGCTACAAGTGCAACAACACATAAAAGTCCTGCTACACGTTTAGATGATACTCTTTCAGTTTCATCACTTACTAGTTCTTTCCAAAATCCCATAATTAATTTATTGTGTCTTTGACGGTTATTGAATCTTTATTTGCACCAAGCACCTTATCAAAGAATGATCTTTTCTTAGGCATCTTGTACTCATTTATTTTCTTGTTAGCTACTACTAAACAATCTTTTGTAATAGCTATCTCTTCTTTTAGATTAGAGTTTTCAGTTTTAAGATTAGAATTTTCTGATTTGAAAACATCTTTCTGATGGACAACTAGTTTAACATCATCTTCTAAACCTTCAGTTTTTATTAATAGACTCTCCATCTTCTCTATATCATTAGAGAATATAGAATCTATTGTTACAGCTTCTTCTTTTTTAGTAACATTAGGTTTGTTGCACGATACTACTAATAGTATAAAAAGTATAAATATATTTCTCATTATTTCAATCCTTTAATTTGATCTAACATTTCTAATTTTGCAGAAGCTCTTGCTAATGTACTATCAGACTTCTTAAGTCTTTCATCTAGTAAATCAACTTTTTTGTTTAACTGCTCAACATTAACTCCACAGTTCTCTATTTGAGAAGTGTAGTTCATCTTGTTGTCAACATATAAATATCCAACAGCAAGAATTACCAAAAACAATAACCCTTTAACTGGGTCTTGAGAAAACTCTTTGAATGAAATAGGCATTTCCATAATTATTATTATTATTTTATTTTACTATATACATTTGCAATGTATTGTACAGTAGCTGCTACAGCAACTATAATACCAATAGTCCAAGTAAATTTCTTTTTAAACTCTTCTTGTTTTTCAAGTTTGTCTTCAAGTTCTTTAATCTTGGTTTTAAGATCATCTATATCCTTAACAAACCCACCAGTTTTAGTTAAAGAATTACCAAGGATAGCATCTACCACTTGACTTAATTTAGTATCTATTGAGGTCATTTTTTCCTCAAGATCATATAGACGTTGATCCATGCTTTTTAATTCTTTTTCTACTTGTTGTTCAAATGATTGGGCCATGTGTGTAAAGATGTTATTACATATATTATTATTTAAACGCAAAATACCCAGCTCTGAATGAGTGGGGTATTGTTGGTTGTATATAATTAAGAACAAATATAGAATTTATATTTGACAATATAAAATACAAAAATAATATTGTATGCATAATATAGCATAAGTTAAATATATTTTCAACTAATTATATTAGTGAACAATTTTAAGAGTGTCTCCTGTACGATATATTTTACCTGGAGATAATCCAGCTAATAATGCTGCTGCATTATTTGCATATTGAGGAGTGACTGTAGGAGCTGTTAATACAAGATTCCAATCAGAAGCTCCTGTACCTACAGATTTAGCAAAATATAAATTGGATGTAGCTGTATTTAAATAAAGCTGTCCTAAATATCTAGCAGGGGCAACAGGGTTTATTGTACCAAATAATGGTATTAAGTTAGTATTTATTTTAGCTAATACAGATTCAAGATCCTCTAAAGGAGCAACATCTAGATTAGATAAATAAGGGCCATTGTATATAATGCATAAAGCATTTTCATATGTGGCACACGTTGGGCAAATTGCAGCTGTTCTCATGTGAGCAAATTTATATATTAATTATGTGTTATAAAAGGATTTATATTAAATATTTGATATAATATAGCGTTGTTTTATCTAATTCCATATTGTGATTGCATTTTTATACCAAGGTCTTTAGCTAGATCTGGATAGAACATTGGTAAATATCCAGCAGCTTGACTTGATATGGGAAATGACTTCATTAAATATTTAATAGGTGTTGCATCATCTTGTATTTCTTCATTGTCAGTAATTATACCATAGTTTTCAGCAACAAAGTTTGTAAAAAACTTTCTATAATTTTCTAGAAGTCCTATAGAAGGAAATATACCACCCTTACCTCCAATTAAATCAATAGGAGTTGTAGGTTTGTAGAAATACATAAGTTCATCTGTTAGCTTATCTGTTGCTTTTAAAAGAAATTTATATTGATTTTTTACAATTGCTTCTTCATCATCATCAGGAGCTACAGCTTTTAATGCAGCAAGTAAAGAAATTAAACTTAATAGAATAACTAAATCTACTGTTTGATTTTTAATGTTTTGATTTACAAGAGCAATAAATTCATCTTCTGTCATATCAAGTGTTTTCCCTGTATTAGCTTTATACTCTTCTTGTTTTCTTTCATATAAAGCTCTAACTTGTTCCAACCATACATCATTGTTACCACCAATTGCAGATTGTAAACTTTTAATTGATTTTAAAGTATCTTTAGTTAACATTCCAAATATCATTCTCATTCTTCCCCATTCATACGCATCTGATGCAGCATTATATTTTATATCCCCAATACGAACATCCACAAGTCTAGGAATCCAGTTCTTAAATACCATCATTGATGATGCATAGACATTCATGTTGACAAGTCTTTTATTTTCTTCACTCATAGAACCTAAAGCATCTGCTGTAAAACTTTGAACAAGTCTTCTGAAATCTATTACTGAATCAGATTTTTTATCTATACCAGGAATAACAAACTCACCATCTACTACTTCTCCAAGTTTTAATACACCTTGTGATTCTAATAACTCTTGTACATCTTTTTCAAACTTATCAGCTCTTGCTTTTCTTTCTTCCTGTGTTCCAGAATAAAAAGCTTTATACTCATCTGTGCTTCTTAGATATTCTCTTACATTAATTATTTTACCATCTTCAACAATTGTATTTTTAAGAAATGTATAAAAGTTTAATGCTTGTACAGCCTCATCTCCATTTCTCATTAAGAACATTAAATAATCTTGTATAGCTTGTTCATCTATTTTATTTAATGAAAGTTTTCTTGCAGCGTTTCTATTATAACTTTCTACAAAAGGAACAAAGTAATCAAGAGCAGCTAATGCTTTTATACGATCTTCACCACCTGTCATTTTACCTGCAAGCATCCAAGTTTGTGTTTTTAAGAAATCTGTTTTTGTAAAATACTTACCAGCATTAATTAATCCATTGGCTGTACCACCAAATAAATTGGATAGAGCAGAAAGAGGATTAAGTCCTAATGTAGATATTTGAAACTGAGTATTGATTGCATCTAATAATTTATTTGCTGATAATTGTCTTTCTTCTAAGTCTTCTGGAAAGATCTTCATTCCTAATTTCTCATTAAGAGTTTTACCAAATCCAGATATTTTACCAAGAGCCATATCAAACACTTCACTTTGAATATATTTTTGTTGATAGACAACAGACTTAATCATATCTTCTAGTAACTTAGAGTTTTCTAAATTGTTAGGGTTGAATCTTAAATCTCCGTTCTCTTCTAGTAAACTACCAAAAGTAGAAGTCATTATAGATTTTTTATTTCTTTCAATTCTTAACAATTGTAAACTTCTTTCTTCAATGTCAGAAAGATTCTTAAACTTAATAGCATATTCATTATACAAAGCCATTGTTTTAAACAAGTCTGTTGAATATCCTTCTCCAAGATCTTTTGTAAAATACTTAGGTACAGAATTAATTAGTTCTCCTGTAATAGGATTGGTTTGACCATATCCAGCTTCTGCTTCATCCATTGATATATTTCTAAGAAACTGTTCACCAATACCTCTAGACTTACCATCAAATACAAGTCCTTCTGTAAAGCCTTGTCTTATCCATGGAAGAAACTTTCTTGCAGCTTTACCATTTAAATATCCTACAGATTGAAAATATTTATTTCTTTCTACAATATAATCATAGAATGCTTTTGCTGGAGCATTTTCTGGTTTAGTAAGTTCTTTCCATTCTACAGATTCCCATTTTTCTGTTTTTGGAAATTGTCTAATTTGTTTATATATTAACCAACCATTAGAGTTTTTATTTGTAAGATCATACTTACTATAAACTTTAGCCATATCTCTTTTGATAGACGCTCTAACTTCTTCTTCTGTACCAACTCTAGGTTTTGATAATATATAATCTATTTCTTTTTCAGTTAATGCTTCTAAGTGCTCTCTATATAAATCTTGATTAACATTATCAAGTATCCATGTAAAATCTTTCTTTGCTATTTTTGATTTTAATTCATCATAAAACTTTTTGTCGTACTGATCAATTAATTCATTCTTATCTTTCTTCATAAGAATATCAAAATAGTTTTTTACAGAAAGACCTTTTGAAGAAGCCCACTTAGTATATTCATCTTTTAAAACATTCAATTTCTTTACTTGTTCTAAAGTTTCTATATTAGCTAATCCAAACGCTTTATTAGCAAGTTTATATAATGTTTGAATGTTTGCAACTTGTATTGTAGAAATACTAGAAAACCATTTAGTAATACCTTTCACTACCTTCTCTGGTGTAGAACTAGTGTTGTTAAATTTCTCTCCAAAAGTTTCATCTAAGTCTTCAAGTTCAGATATAAAATCTTCAACTTTATCTCTTGTAGCTGCAAGTTCTAATTTTAGTTTATCATTTTCTTCTGTTTCATCAGTAAGTAATGTTCCTAGTTGTTTAAGATCTAAGTAAGGTTGCAATGCTTCAAGGTGAACTCTAATCATTCCTGCAAACGCATTGATTTTATCACCATCTATTGTTGAAGGATCTTGACCTTCAAAGTCAGCTTTGTATCTTTTTAATAACATTGACACTTGCTTATTTAATATCTTAGCTTGATTAATTAATGGAACAACATTTCCTTTAATCTGTAAGTGTCTAATAGCTTTATATAAAGCGTTTAATTGTTCAGCTTTACTTCCTCTTTCAGATTCATTTACTTTCTCTTCAGAAAGTTTTCTATACGTAGCATTAAACTGTTCTATTAACTTATCAATTTTCTTATTGCCAGTTTTCTCATCTGTAATACCTACAGGAAGTAAATAATCTTCTGCAATATTTTGAACATTAGTATCTCCTATTTTTATTTCTAATAGTCTAGGAAGAATTTCTTTTTCGTAATCAGCTTTTGTATACTTAGCTAATATAGGAATCATTCTAGTTTGACCAAACTCTTCATTCTTTACACCATAGTTACTAGAGATGATATCTTTATATTTACCCATCTGTATTCTCCAAGCTTCCACTTTGTACCAAGGAATATCTTCATACACATCTGTGTTAAGATCCATGAATTTCCAGTCAAGTATACTAGTCTTTCCTTCAGAAGTGATTGCTAAGAAATCTACAGTTCCTGCAATTCTTCTTTTCTTATCAAATATCTTAACCTCAGACATGAATCTAGTTCCTTCAGGAAATGATAAAAGACGCTCTTGTAGATTATCTCTAAGTATCTCATACATTCTTCTATCATTAGAATTAAGTTCTGAAACATACTCTGAATCATCTAACATTTGTTCTCTAACAAGTCCTGTTGTAGGATCTACAAGCCTCTTAAATGCATATTCAATATCAGCATGTCCTGCTGTTCCTTTTTCTGCTTTAAGTGTATTTACAGCATCTTCAAATGCTGTCTTACCTATCTGTGGAAATATTTTTTCATAGAAGTCTTTTGCAAAATCAGAAACTCTTCGTACAGATTTTATTCCATCTAATTCATATCCTCCATCTTTAGCTTCTATTCTATTAGAAGTTTCTAATAAATCATCAAATACTTTTTCTCCTTTTTGTAATTGGAAATAAGCACTTCCTTTAGAAACATCAATGTCTTCTACACTAGCAATTTTACCAGAAAGAACATCCATAGAAGCTTGATCAAATCCACTCTTTGCATAGAATAATCCTTTAAGCCAATCAACAATTTGTTCAAACCAATTTCTTCCTACAACATCTTCTAATCTATCAGCTAACACTTGTGCAATAGCTTCTTCTTTAAGTTTAACAATATCTCTTCTGCCATCTTTCTGATATAATGGATCATTACCATATAAAGCAATTACTTCATTTAATTTAGAATGACCATTAATTTCTTTTAATAATTGTTGATATAGTTTAGGATTAGTTTGTTTAATAATCTCAACAGCAAAGTGCATAGCTTCTTCTGGTAAAGCAACATCTTCTTGTCCTTCTACCACTTGAATAAGTTTCTGCATGATTAAAGCAACACCACTAGCATCTACTTTTTTACCATCAACAACAATATCTTGAACAAGTTTATAATCAACACCAATTGATTTAATAAACTCTTTCATTAATGTAATTAATTTAGGAGAAGCTTTTTGAACAGAAACATTTGGTTTCTGTAAAAATATAGGTTGTTGTTCTCTCTCAGGAACAATCTCTATTTCATTCCATGTATTACCATACTCATCAGTAACTTGCTTTACATTTTCTTTACCATATTGTTTATTAAGAACATTCTTTACAGTGTTCTCATAGAAGTTATAGATAGGTTTTAAAGCACCAAACCCTTCTGGTCCTTCTACTCTTTCAAGTTCTTGTTTAAGTTGATTTATTTCATTATCAGCATTAATAATTTCTTGTTCTACATTAATATTTCTAGGATTAGGATTTTCATAATCTACACCACTCCAAGCTAAATCTTCAATATAACCTTCATCATTATTTATTAATTTTTCTTTTCTATTTTCTATTTGTTTAATCCTATCTTCTTTCTGCTTCTTAAACTCTTCTAATGTTGTATGCCCTTCCACTTTACTAGCTGTATCACCACTAGGAAATAACACTTTCTCATATCCTTTCTTAGCAGAGTCTTGTACAATAGATTTAACAAAGAATGTTACCCAGTTAGATCCTTGGTTTAATAATTGAAGAAAAGAATTACCTGTATTTTGATTAGCTAATTTATCAACCTTATCATAAAATTTTATCTCTTCCTCTGTAAAGTCTGAATAATCTTTTCTTTGTAACTTTTTATATAATTCTTGTTCTTCTTTAGTTAATTTATCTAAAAAATTAGAAACTGGAATTTTTGTTAATTCTTTTTCATCTCTACCCTTCTGAAATAAATCAGATTGTACTTCTAGTATTCTACGAGTTTTAGTTTTATCAAAACCAGTAACATTAACTATATCTTTAGCTTTGGTTGCTGGAATTAAATCTTCCATTCCAGGCATTGCTGGAACTATTTTATCAGAAGGTATTATCTCTGTAGTTACATTTTTAATTTCATCATCACTTCTAAACCAACCAATACCTTTATCTGTAGCAAACTGAGCATGTCCTTTTATACTTGGTGTAATAGCTGGTGTAGCTATTTCATTCTCTGTATAATTAGTTCCTCCTGGAACTGTTAGATTAGAATAATAAGATGTTGGTTCACTTTGAACATTGATATCATAATTTTCTTTAGATATTTCAACTTCTTCTCCATAATCAGAATCTACTCTATAATATCTACCATCTCTTTCAATATATTTAGAACTTATAGATTTATCTAAAGCAGTGTTAATCTCAATAGCAAAACTATAATTACCAAGAAGAGAGGAGATAAGTTCTCCTCTATCTTCTGTATCAAATGATTTTAATATCTCTATTTGATCTTTAGGAATACCAAGGTCAGCTTGCATTTTCTTCCAGAAGAAATCACCAGTGATCTTGTTTTTAGCTACAGCATTAAAGAACTGATCAGCTTTAGGAGATTGTAAAATATTTGTGGCTTTTAAACCACTCTTTACAATTTCTTCTCTGCTTTCTGATTCAGGAACAACACCCTCGTATTTATCCCATAGATAATGAGCTACATCTTCTCCTCTAGAGGATACTAATAATTGCCAAGCTTCTGTATTTTTATTTGGACAAGTTGCCATATTAACATATTGATTTTAAAATTTTACCTATTTCTTCTGGTGTGTAACCCAATGCTTCTAACATATTACTATTGATGTCAAGCTTATTATATTCTTTACCATCTTTCAATGTTATTGTATCTCCTATTACAGTGTCTGTTTGTAAAGGTACAACTTCTTCTTGAATTTGTGGAGCAATTTGATTAACAATTTCTTCATCCGATAATTCTTGAGCATTTGGTATTCCACCATTGTTTATTACAGAAGGTTTGAATTCTTTATTAAACTCTACAGCTCTATTACCATCACCGTACACGTTAATCTGTTTGTAATAATAATTATATGAAACCTCACTAGTTTCTTTGTCAACAGTTGCAGTTCTTAATGGAATAGAATTACCATATTGATCCATGTTAGTTGTATACACTTTTTTATAATAATATGCATCATAAAGATCTTGTGATCCTTTCTTTTTCATTAATGCATAATCTTTAGCTGTAACCTCTCTTCTGGTAGCTATATTAACTTTACTTCCATCTCTAGCTGTTATAACTTTAGGAACTTTAATAAAATCAGAAGATAATTGAAATGAGTTATACTTATCATTTAAAACTAGTAAACCTTTCTGAGAAGTTTTTATTTGTTTAAATGCTGGTATATAATATAATATTTCAATTTCTCCTGTGTTAGGATCTATTATTTCATCTGCTTCTCTCTTAGAAGGATTTGCATAAGGAGTGTATTCTGAAAATACATCTTTATTATTAAAGTTATTTCTTTCAAACATTCCATTAGCAAAAGCATCAAGACTTGTTGAAGGTGTAAGTTGTTCTATAATAGGAGCAATTTTAGCAGCATAATCTTCTACAGGAATAATGTTTCTTATAGATATAGCAGATTGACCAACTCCTTGTAATATAGCAACGTTAACAATGTTATTATAAAGATCGTTTAGTTCTGGATTAGTATCTCTCAGCTCTCTCATCATTCCTACATATAAGTTTTCACTATATGCATCTTTTACATTTGCTTTTAATTCTATAGAATTAGCACTTCCTTCTCTATTACCAATAACAGGAACTAAGTCTTGTAGTATTTTTATAGAAGGATATTTTTGTTTAGCTTGTTCTAATTGATTAACCACTGCAGTTTCTGAATCTACAAGTAAAGGTTTAATCATATTTGACATAACTGTGTTATTCTGAATAACATAGTCTACAAAAGAATTCTTGATTAAGTTAGATATCTTTTCATAGTCATCAGCAGACATATATTTTTTTGTAGCATATTGTTTTAATGTGCTAATAGTGTAAGCTTTTATTGCAGGAAGTTCTGTCTTCATTATAGCACCAAAAGATGCAAATGATTTAGAAAGAAGATCAGCTTGTTTACCTATGAATGTATTTGCTAACACCTTATCTACATTAGATATCAAATTAAAATTACTAGCATTGAATGTTGCAAATTCTTTTTTAAGAAGAGTATCTGAGCTACCAAATCTTGTTGTATCATAATTTGTAGACTGTGTGTAACTAAACAATTGATCTGCTAATATTTTATATTTAATGAACTCATTTAATATTAATTGTTGTTCAGCATTTTTTAAATCATCAAATTTACCTTTTTCTCCATACTCTCGTATATTATCTAAAAATTGATCTGTAGATATTGTAGCATCTTCGATCGCTTTATTTGTAGTAGGAAACTGATCTCTAATATATTTTAAATTCATTTTACCCATAACATTTTTAGAACCAACGTTATCTAAGTATTCTAAATACTTTTCTATGATAGGTTGGTTTAAGAAATATATACCAGTATTACCTGCCCCAATAGCTTCTAAGAACATGAATGTAGAAACAATTGTATCACTTTTTATAATTTTAGTGATGAAAGGCTTGTTAGCAATATCCACAAACGCTGTAGCATATCCAGATAATCTTTCTGAGATAAGTTGTTTACCATCAGATGTTTTAGTTCCAGATAAAGAAACATATTTTCTTCCTTCAACATCTAATGTATTATGAGGAAGAACAATTGATAGATCTTTTACAAAACTAAGTTCTTGTGCAGATAAAGAGAAAAGTTTAGCAGGATCTAAATACACTTGACTCTTTTGTCTTAATGAAAGATTTGTAATATTGACAGCAGCTATCCCTACCCATCTCTTACCAGTGATGAATGCATGACGTAAATCAGTCATATAGTTTCTGTTAACAAGTTTTGCTTGAACATTAGCTTCACTATATCCTCTAGCATCATCTAATATCTCAGAAATCTTTTCTAATCCTCCATCATTAACAGGACTAATTAATTTGTTAAAGTTTTCAGGAAGTGTAAGAAGTTCTTCTATTGAATCATAGTATTCGTTCTCTAAAGATTTCTTATACATTGTATTTATATAAGATTGTCTTAGTTCAGCATTTATATTATCATCAGTTAGTTTCTCTAACTCTTTTTCCATTTCACCTCTGAATACAAAAGGGTCATCATACTTATCTTGTATAGAAAGAATATAATCTCCATACTTATTAATTAATCCTTTTGTGTCTTCTAATCCATATACTAATGTATCAATAGCTTCAATCAACTCTGCTTTCTTTAGAGCTCTTCTTTCTGTTGATTCATCATACACCTTTGTAAAGAAATCTTTTGTAGCTTCTTCTGTTCCTTGCCATTTAACTAATTTAACATTTCCGTTTTTATCTGTGTATACAGATTTAAGGTACATGTTTAATTTATCAATATCAAAGTCACTTCCTGCTTTAGTAGTAATCTCAGAAGGAACAACAACTGTATATCCCATGTATTGTGGTAAGAACCCTTTCACCCTAAATACTTCCATAGAAGATAATGCTTGTGTAGGAATTCTAAATCCAATACCAGTTAATATCTTTTGACCTTCAGGTGTATTTAAATACTTAAGAATTTGTTCATCTGTCATGTTTCCAAACTTATTCTTAAACCAATGAGGAAGCATCACTTCACAATAGCGTTTACCATCTTTATCCTCATAGAATTTAAGTGTATCGTCTGTAAGTAATACAGATTTCTTTTCTTCTTCTGTAAGAGCTTTATATTGATTCTTAGTTATCTTCTCCCATCCTGTATCAGTTTTTCTAGCAAAGCTTCTTCCTTCTGTAGCTTTCTCAAACATTGTTACAGGAACCTGTACATGTGGAGCTCCACTCATTGCAGGAGAGATTAATGCTTTATTCACCATAGAATAAAGAATACTTTTAATTTGTATATAAGAAGGAGAAGCTTCAAATGGCATCATGAACTGACCATTCTTATCTAACTGAATTGTATCTTTAGCATTTTCAGAAAGATCTCTACGCATCATTTCATACATAAGAGTTTCTGATACTCTTTGATTATCTTCAAGAGCATAACCATCTCCAAGATCTATTACACCAAGTCTATTTAATAACTCATTATATGCATTTTCATTAAGAAGATCTAAAGCACCATCATGTCTCTTAACTGCTTTTCTAATAACTTCTTTTCTTTCAGGAGTTTCACCAACTGGTTCTCCATTTTCGTATAAATCTGATGTTACTATCTTTGTAGGTTGAGAACCTCTTGTTTGTGTCTTTTCACCTTCAGACATTGTTTCCACTTGTGTACCATATGCTATCCAAGGCACCTCAACAATATTCTCAAACTTAGATGTATTGAATGTACCATCAGCATTATAGACATTGTGTAATCCTTCAGCACCAACCTTTCTACCAGTTGTAACAATACTGTATCCAATGTTTTGATTAAACATTTCAACGTATAAGTTCTCTAAGTTTGTACCTTCTACCATATTATAATATAAAGGCATCTGAGATGTCTTATCTAATACAAGATCTATTTCTGTTTTGTTAAACTTGTTACCAGATACAATAGGTTTTCTTACAGCAAGTTTATGTTTAGGCATAGGAGAAGATAATAACTTATTATCAAGCTCTCTTAGTTTCTCACTTGTATATTCTTTTATTTTCTTTTTATCAAAAGCTCTTCTTGTATAAGCCATTTGCCATTGGTGAAAAGCTTCAGCTTCATTACTCCATTGTCCTTCTTTAAGAGCAATCTCTTTATGTGTATTATCCATCAACCAAGACATAGCATCTGTCTCATCTGTCTTAGCGTATTGATCTTTTATCTCTTTAGGAATATTAGGTAATGTAGCAATACTACCAACAATCTCAACAGTGTTAAGTGTTACAGTGTTAGTGTATGATTTATAATCATGGTGCCCAGGTGTTCCCTCTTCAAGTTTTATATCATTTACAGAATTATATTTATCTTTCAAGAAGTTGTTATATTCTGTCATATTAAATGTTCTTCTTCTAGGAGATAAGAAAGATTTAATACGTTTAGTTTCATCTAGTTTCCCTTTCTCAGTTTTGAATTGATAAGGATCTCCAAATAATATTTTGTGATATTCTTGATTGTTTATTTGATAATTAATATTAGCAAACAATATAACATTCTTAACATCCTCAAGTGACACTATACCATTTAAATTATATTTCTTCAAAAAGTCTGTATCAAACTTATCAAGAGTGTAACCATCTTCAACAGAACTTATCTGACCAGAACTTAATAATGCATCAATTGTTTCATTAGTCATTTTTTCTGTAAATTGTTTTACAGATTCGTTTATTGATTGTTTATTTTTTGTAATATATTCTTGTATAGCTTCGTATGTAGAACCATTCTCAATCATTGTTTCAATTGCTGAAACAATATTTTTAGGAAGAATGTCTCTCATTATTCTAAGTTCTTGAGACTTAGCTCTTTGGTAAATATTTTGTTTTCTATTTTCTAATGCTAAGTTAATGTCATCATTTAAATAATTAGTATATATACTATACATCTTCTTTAAATAATCTCCTGACATAACATCATCCATAGAGATAACATTACCTAAGTTCATCATCCATTCTGTAGAACTATCTCCAGGAATAAGAACGTAATAGTTACCATTTATGTTTTGGTTTATCTCTTGTACATATCTTTGTCCTCTTGTTAATCTAGAAGTAGATTGATCCTTACCAGTAATTTGATTTTTACTTCCTTGGATATATCCCACTTTAAGTTCAGCAATTCTATTTCCTTCTTTATCAAAGAATAAACCTCCTGGCTTTAACACTTCACTTCCTTTAGAATATATGTCATTTAACTGAGGCATTCTTTCTAAAAGTTCTTTTAATGTTTTAGATTCATTAAAAGTGTTCTCAAAATAAGAAGGAGCATTGTTTTCTGAGAAAGCACCAATACGTTGTCCCTCTACACCAAAATATGTAGAGTCTTGATTAGGATTGTTCACTCTATTATAAAGTGTAGACAATGTTCTTAATGGTCCTTTAATACCAAGTTTCTTAGCATCAAAAGTCATTAACTCATTGTTCTTTCCTAAATAAGCTTGTATTTGACCTACAGCATCTGAAAATTCTTTTACTTCAGTTGTCTTCTTTCCTTTTATAATAGCTTCTCTATTACTAAGAGCATTGTAAGTTCCTTGATCAAATTCTATTCCTAGTTCATTTAAAAATTTAAGTTGCCCTGTAGACTTTTTAACATCAAATTCTTTAATCTTTTCAGTGTTTATTTTATATACTTTTTCACCTTTATCATTTTTAGTAAAACTAATTAATCCACCTTCACCTTTACCAATAGTTTTCATATTAGCAATCCATCCATCAACTGTTTGTGAAACAGTTGTAAATAAATTTGCAGGTCCTGTATATACATCACCTTCTTCAGATGTGTATTGGATCAATGCATCTGGTTTTTGTTTTGAGAATGTAGTAAAGAATTGAATAAACAATCTCCAATCTGATTCTCCAAATGTATCAAAGTCAAAGTTATGTGTTTCTAAATTACCACCTAATGCTTTGAATAAAGGAATATAGTTTGAGTCTTCTTTTGCAAGTTGTATAAACTTATTAGTGAACTCATAAGGATCATTTGTATTATGTAATCTATCTAACAATGTAGCAAACACTCTATTGAAGTTTAATAATTTATATCCAATAGGAGAAGAATTAATTTTAGAAACCTTTAACTCTGTACCTTTCTGTACATTTGTTTGGTTTAATCCTCTTCTTTCTGTTAATGTAGACAACAAGAATTTAATAGCTCCTGTAGAATGTTTCTTCCAATCTGTAGAAAAAGCTTCTGGTGCATAATCTTTTGATGTAGTGTTTTCATCATTGATGCTTATCACTTCATCTGCATTAAATGATATACCAATTGTTCTTAAAAAATCAACAGATCTTTTAACAAGTTCATTATATCTCTTTTCTCCTAATGCATCTATTTCTCCAAGGTCTTTATATATTTCTCTAACTTGAGTAAACACTTGTTCACCTGTTAATGATTCAGGATTAAACAAAAGATCTTTTCTACCTTCTCTAAATATTATAAGTTTAATTTGAGAAACCATATCTTGGATATAGTTATTAGTCTGCTCTTCTGTAAGTCCTTCTATTGCTCTATATTCAGGAGCTAATGCTTTTGCTCTCTCAGATAATTTTGTTTCTTTAAACTTACCAGAATCAATTGCTTTAAACAACTCATTCTTCATTGAAGGTTTACTTACAAATGATTTAAAGAAATCCATTATCTTCTTGAACAAGTTACGTACAGATTCACCTAATGATCTAGCTGGAAGTTTACCAAGTCTAAAGTCAGCAAAGTCATCTGCTATTCTTTCCTTAGCTTGTTTATCTGTAGCATCACTGTATGCTATTTTCTTACCTGATTGTCTATCTGTAAATTCTCCTTTTTTATTTCTGAACTCAGTTAATAAATCATTCTTCTGAGTTTCTGTTAAGAAGTCTGCATAGATAGCTTCAAAGATTTCGTGATACTCTGTACCTCTTAATCCTCCACGAACAAACTTAGCAACACCATTTTCAAATACACCCCATGCTGTTATACCACCTCTTTGTATAATGTTCTCTAATATCTCAAAAGGAATAAAAGGAACATTCTCAGCGTGCCATTGTTTAAACATCTCCAATTCAGAATTAGTCATTCTGTCAGAAGAGTCTTTACCTGCTTGTCTATATTCAGGAGCATCATCTCTTCTTGTTCTTTTAGAAGGATCGTATGGAGCTTCAGTAGGTTGTTCTAAAGCAGCTAATTCTGCATCATATTTAGCATTGATTTTATTATACTTATCAATAACTTCTTGTGCTCTTGCATCTGAAACTTGTGAATCAGAAGATAGTTTAACTAAATCAGGTGTTCTTGATATAACAGCTTTTTGTCCAGATTTAACAAGTTCTAAATTTCTGCCAAATTCTTTTATAAGTTCTTCTTGTCTTCTTCTTTCTATATCAGCTTTCTTAGCTTCTACATCTTGTTGAGCTACAACTTCTGGTGGAGCCATTGGTTGTACTACTTCTTCAACTACTGGAGCAGATGTTTGTTCTGCTAATGTTTTAGCTAATGATTGTTTTATAGCTGCTCCAATAAATAATTTAGCTTTGTCTTCATTTGATTTTTTATCAAATTCTTCAATCTCTTCAGGAGATAAATTTGCTTTTAATGAACTATCAATAGTTTTAATCTTTACTGGATCTGTAGAAAGATCAGAGATTGTTTGATTACTCTGTACATTAACAGCAATCTCTCCTTCAGGAGATAATGTTGCTGTAAATAAAATTGGTCCTGAATTAATAGGAAATGTTTGAGGAGTTGCTGTATTAACTTCGTATTCTCCAATTTTATTTTTACTTTGTACAGGAGCTGGTTTAACTTCCTTAGCTGGAACTTTGCCATAAGGAAGAACATCTTTGTCTGTTACATATGCATACTTCTGTTTGTAAGAGTTTTTATTCTCTGTAGGTTTAGCTGTATGTGTAATCAGTGGTGTCTCCTGAGATGATCTTGATGATCCATCAGGATTCTTACCAGACAATAAGAATGATTGATAGTTTGGCCAAACAACTGTTGATAGGTTACCTTCTGCATCAGCTACATATTCTGTAAACTTTTTAGATGTACCTTCTTCTGTTAATGTTTTATTGTTTACACTAATAAACGCTTCTTGTAAAGCATCTGTTATCTCTTGTTTACTTTGTTCTATTTGAGAAAGAGGAAATGATTTATTTCCTATTCTAAATGCCATTGCATTAGTATCAAGACTTATCTGACTAGGAGTAGTTGGGTTTCCTTTAAAATTAAAATACATAACATTTCTTAAGAATGTTAGGTAGTTATAATTAGGCTTTACAACTTTATTACTATTTGATTTAGCAATTAAGTCTTTAGCCATTGCATTCATTACAGCAAATACATTGTTAGCTTGTTTATTTGTAAGTGTTTTATTATTTACAAAATCTAAAAGATCACCATATTGAATTAATGTTGAACCTAAAGGGAATGATAATAACTCTCCATCATGTTCAACTTTACCTGTTGTAACAACAGTGATTAATCCATCTTGTGTAGCAATTATATCTTCTGCATTAGGTCCAAGTATATCACTAACATTATTATCTTCATATACACCATTAACTACATTCTGATTAGGTATACCTCTTGATATAGCAAATGGATATGGAGTGTATCCTTCTTGTTGAGATAACTCTTGTCTAAATATTTTATATGCTTCTAATGCTATCTCTGCATCTTCTTCTTGTCCTTGTCTAACTTTGTTATATCCACCATCTGTAAAAAGACTAGCAGAAGACATAGTTTGAAATACAACATTATCAAGTATTGTAGAAGATTCTTCTCCCACCTTACTTAACTTCTCTCCTTTATCATTAACATAGAAGTTTCCTTCAGGTGTTTGAATAATAAACACTTGAGCCATGAATCCTGTATCAACATTAGTTTCATCTTCTGTTAAAGGATCTGTAATATTTTTATTATAAGAAAGTTGAACTATACCTTCAAGTCCTAAAGCTTTAGCATTCTTAGGAGTTACAACTATAACTTTATATTCATTTCTATTCTTAAAGAATTTAAAATTGTTTAAAAAGTTTCTAGCTCGTTTAATATGCGGTAAGTTATTAACTGAATCACCAGCTGTATCTTCAGAAGGACTAGATGTAGATAAGAATAATCTATCTACGTCTTTAGCTTTTTCTTTAGTACCAACAAACTCATCAGCAGGAGTAGGGATAGTTGGAACATCTCCAGAAGTAGGTGCTAGCTTAGCTAGTTCTCTATCAAGAGTTTCTTTATCTTTTAATAACTTTTCTTCTTCTGTTTGTATTCTTTCATATCCTTTTAATGTAGAAAGATTAATGTTCTGAATATTACCAGCTAAGTCTTCCACTTTTACTGTACCATCATCATTTAAAGCTATCACCTTTACAGTGGTTAACTCTGAGAAATCTACATTAAGATCATCAGCAGCTTGTTTAGCTTCTTCTCTAGTATCATAGTATTTAACTTCTCCATTAGGAGATGTCACTTTAAATTGATCACCAGCTTTTCTAACCTTAGCAGGAGAGAAACCAGGAACTTGATATTCTCTACCAACTTCTAATGTTTCTTTCTTACCAGACTTATTCAAGAACCCAGACTTCTCATCTTCTTCAAACAATGTTGTTTGTCCTTCTTTCTGTTCTTCTTTTTCTTTTTGTAATTCTTCTGCTTGTGCAAAATATTTATCAAATCCTTTCTCTGTAGAAAGATCTTCAAAACTTACAGCAGCTTGTTCTTTTCTAGCATTTAGTTTATTTAAATCTTCAGCATAAGTCATTAGTCCAGATGTCTCATCTATTCTTAAATTACCAAATGCTATTCCTGGAGAAAACTCTTGATTGTTAAGCTCAAAATTAACTAACTCATTAAATAATTTTGAATCAATTTGTTCTGATGATTTAATAAGACTTATCTTCTCAGATAGAGTTCTAAGTTTTTTAATCTCTTCACGCTTAGCTGTTCTTTCAGCAGGAGATAGATTAGCAAGAGACTCACTTAATGAATTTGCTTTTTGTTCATATGTATCACTCAATTCTTTTAATCCTTTTTTACTTGTTGCTAATGTTAAAAGATCATTTGTAAGAAGAGGATTTACTTGTGATATAGCTGTTTGTATATCTGCAATTCTTTGATTAGAATCTTGTTGCATGTATGAGAAGTTTGCAAGATCTGTTTTCCAGTTCTCAAACATACCATACTTCAATGATTCAGTTCTCTCATCATCTGTTTTAGGATCCATTATTCTTCTATAAGGATTATTAAAAGTAGAATTAATAGATGTTGATATGTCATTAATGTTATTAGCTTTTTGTATTAAAGCATCAACATATCCAGTAACAGTAGATTGGTTTGAACTATTAAAGTCCATACCAAATGTTTTTTCAAATTCATCCTTAGGAAGATCTTTTAACATCTCTAATTGTTCTATTGTAACATCATGCATTCCAAGTGGAATTCTTGAGTTTACAAATCCAAAGAACATATCAGATTTTAAATTTTTAAATTTAAAAATGTTTCCAGAGTTAACAGCTTCATTCATCTGTTTTGCAATCTCAACACTTCTAGATGTATCTTCATACTTATTAGAAAGTACACCTGTCATTCCATATTGATTTAATATGTTAAGTGTACTATTAAGTCTTTTATTATCTGCTTTTGATTTACCTGTAGCTGCATCTACAATAGGTCCAGTGATAGCAGCAGTAAGTCCACCTATAACCATACTCTCAATACCAGCAGAACTACCAAATTGCTCAGCCATTCCTTTAGTAGTAGAAGTCATTGCTTCTTTTACAAAGTCCCAACTTTCTTTTCCTTGTGCTTTATATTTTCTAGTGTAATAATCATATTTTCTAGTGTAATAATCTTCTACACCAACTTGTGTAGCAAACTGTCCACCTTCTTCATACACCCCTTCTGTAAATACATTGATTGCTTTTGGTTTTACAAATTCCCAAGCTTTACCAGAAAATGTTTGTGGAATCTTTCTTTCGAATGTATCAAGAGTTCCTTCTTTAAGACCCACTTTACCTGCATTACCAAAATCACTTAATGTAGAAGATGTAACTCCTCTTTGTGCTCCTGTAAATGATTTGAACACATTATCAAATTGTACAGCATTAGATACAGTTAATAATGCCATGTTAATACCAAATCTAGTATTCATAGCATCTGTAGCATATTCTTCTATTTGTTGAAGTTCTGTACCTGTAGGTTCTTCACCAAAGTTATCAAACTTATATTGTTCTGTAAGTTGTTCTTTTATTTCTCTATATGATTCTCTTGATTCAATAGCAGCTTCTGTTCTTGCAGATCCATATACAGACATCCCATATCTAAATCCATTAGTTACTTTTTGAGCAGCAGCAAGTTGACCAAGTCTTTCTATGTTCAATAATGTTTGTCCAGATTTACCAGCAGCTTTTGCAATATCTAAAACTTTATCTACTTTGTTTGCACCAGAAAATAACTTGTTTAAATATAAAGAAGCTTTGCCAAGTTGAACTGCAACTAAAGGAACCGCTCCTACACCTTCTGTAACAGCACCAATGATAGCATCTTGAACAAGAGCACCGCCAATAGCTCCAACCATAAATCCTGTATTCTTTATAATCTTATCTCCCCAGAAGTTAGCAGATCCATATGTAAAAGGAATAGCTGTAGCAAGTCCTCTAGACTTTTCATATTCTGTTACATAGTTAGGAAAATAATCTTCTAAGTTTTTTGTCCATGTATCAATAGTAGATTCATATCCATCAGGATTTGAAAGATCTGAAAGATTACTATTCTTAAGAGCAGATATTGTATTAGGAATTGTAGCAAATGATTGACCAAATGCACCTAGTGCAAGTCCTCCCATTTTAATAAGACCATTTCCTAATTGTTCTAATCCAGATTGTTGTAATCCATATACGTTCTCTAGATTAATTCCTCTCTCATACAATGGATATCTTTGGTTAGCAAGAAGTTCACTTTTAGAAACCATAGAAAATGTAGAACCAAAACTAAAAGGATTACCTTTAGCTGCTAGTCCTGCTTTAGAAAGCTGATCAAAATCCATACCTTGGTAAGAAGGAGTGTTGTCACCAAAGTTTTCAAAACCTCCAAGGTTAACATTAATATCAGTTAATGCATCTCTTGTAGATCCTAAAGGAGTATCTACTTTAGAATTATAATTTCTGTTTGAAACATTTCCATTAAGTTCATTTTCAAATATTGCCATTATTTTATATTATTATTTTTTAATAATTTATCAATAGTTACAGGTCCTATATTATTTAATATAGTTTGCAAACCTGCTTCATTAACATATCCTTGTTGATTAACTACATCACTTATCCAACCTTGACTACTGTTGTAATATAATCTAACTTGGAACTTATCATTAGCACTACCATCATTATCGTCACTTCCTTCTACATCAACTCTCACCTTTGGAGCAATAGCTGTACTAGCAATCATTGGTAACAATGGATCAAATCCTTTTATTCTTGCATTGTAAGGATCTGCCTCACCTGCAAGGTTTGTTGTTTTATTTGAAGAGAATGATACAATTTTTTTAATATCATTTAATGGACTAGTTTGTGCAGTTTGTGGAAAGTATGCAGTTAACTCTTCTCTAGTTGCAGGTATTCTTTGTGTAGTTTCTCCATCTGAAATAATTACTGTTCCACTACCATCATAGTTTTTAACAATAGTGTATCCTGTATTTTTACCTTCTCTTAACGTGTTAGTTTTAGATGGATCAAAGTCATCTGGTCTTTGTTGGTCTAATGCTCCATATGTTTCATATTGATCATTCTTTCTTGTAATGAATTGATTTATTGCACTAGCAGTAGGTTTGTCTTCTATGTTCAATGTTCCTTTTTGAGTTTGGAACTCTGGAGAATTCATAGCTATAAACTCAGATTGTTTTTGTGCCTGTTCTTTAAATTTCTCATTAACTTTAGGAAACACATTTACATTAATTTTTTGCAATTGATTATATATAACTTTTTCATCTTCACTCATTTTATTATTATTATAACCATTATAAATAGATAATGCTAATGCATAGTTCTTAGTACCTTTAAATTTATTTAAAAACGAAACATCTATTCTTTTAACAGCACCTCCTGATCTTCCATCCCCAGTTGATTTGTATTCTAATGTTGAATAATCATTAAGTGCAGTATTGTACATTTTGTACATTGTAGTAGCATCATACATTGTTCTACCAGTCCTAGAATTCATTACACCTTTTTGAGAACCTATTATAGCAGCAATCTCTGCATCATAACCTTTTGTAGCATTAACTGCACCTTTCCATAAATTATTACCATCTGCAATTTGTGTATCGTATGATGTAACTTTTTCTAGATACTCACGTTGTTTGTTATCTTTAATAGAATTAGGATTTTCTAAATATTTTGTTACAAGTCTATCTAAAGATTCTTTAGCTTGTTCAGGTTTTAATCCTGGAAATAATAATTTTCCATATTGATTATTTAATCTTGTCTTATCATTTTTTAAAACTTCAATGTCTGCTTCTAAATCAAAAAGTGAAGGAGCTTTTATATCAGTTCTAATATCTCCAGGAAGAACAATGATTTGTTCTCCTTTTGCTTTAGCTTCTTGTTCTGTTTGAAATTTATATTCTTCAAAATTTTGACTTCTCTGTTTTAATCCAAATTCTAACTGAAATCTTTTTTGTGCTTGTCTTTCTTTTTCAATATCAAATTGAAATTTCTTCTGATCCATTATTGATTTGAATCCTGGATTGTCTGAATATTTTGTAGAAATAGATTCATTAGCAAGATCTTTAGAAAGATTTGTTAAATACTTCTGTGTGTATATTTTATATTTATAAGCATCAGCTTCAGCTTCTGTATCAACACCAGCAAGATCTTCATTCATTTGTTTATCAAATCCTCCATCATAAAGAAGTCCTTTTGCTTTATTTATTTCTGTTTGAAGCATAGACTTTTGTTGAGGAGTAAGATCTTCTGTAGCAAGTTTTACTGAAGCATCAACAATAGCATCAGAATATATTCTTTTCTTTTCGTTATATGTTTTGATAATATCATTTTGAAATGTAATTGGTGTAGCACTTCTATAATGATATTGTGCTGTAATGTTTAACTGTCTTTTATCTGTTTCATCAAGACTATCATAAAAGTTATTTAATATCTTCTCAGCAGCAATTCCTTTTACTGTAGTAGTTAACATCACTGTATCATACTTAGGCTGTCCTTTAGAAGGATCTGTAGAAACATTACCTTTATTATCGTAATATAATGTTTTACCTGAAATTGAATCTCGCATGAATGGGTTGTCAATAGAAGTATCTACTTCTTTTAATTTAGAAGCAAGATCTCTAAGTTTCTTATCTACATCCTTATATTCAATATACTGACCATTGAAAGATTGTCCAGGGGTAGTGCTTTGTAAATATGCTCCAACTTGATTATTAAAAACATATTCATTCTCTGGAGAAGACTTACCTTCTTGTATTGCTTTCTCTTTCTTTTGTTGTTCTTTCTTAAGATGAGCAGTTGATTGTATAGCATTTTGTACATTTCTATCTCTAACAATTTGGTTAGTCATACCATTAACAGAGTTAACCAACTGGAAATTAGAAAAATCTCCAGCAGCCACTGTTCTAAGATCACTACCAAGCTGATTAAGTTTAGATTGTAAATATGCTTTATCAGCATCATTGGCAACATCTAATCCAGCAACATTATCAATGTTAGTTTGTATTTTTTGTATACCTTCATCATATTGCTTTTGTTTCTGCATACCTACTTGAACCATTGCATCTACAGGCAATTGTTGTACGTAAGGATTAAATTGAGGTATTGAGTCAGTGAAACTTGCCATAATATTTATTGATTAGCAAATGTAACAGAAATAATTATATAATACAATATAATTCTTCCACGCTACGTAAGTATTTATAATTAAATTTATTATTTAAAAGCTCTTACAATTGAACTTTGTGAGTATTTTTTGTTAAGTTTACCACCATTCTTTTTAGGAGCTACTTGATTCATATATTCTTCATTAGTGTATTCTTCTTCGTCAATAGGAGTGTAATCTACAGGACCAGATATATTTTGTTGTACAATAGGAGAAGTTGCAAGTGATGGAATTGATGGAGTTGATGCAACATTAGTAACTTGTTCTTTTTTAGAAACTGGTTGGTATCCTTTTATTGTTTTACCATCTATATCATAAACTATTTTATGAGTTGGCTTACCATCATTCCCATATATGTAAGGAATGTTTGCTTGGAAAGGAGCATTCATATTAATAGCTCTACCTCTATTGTCATATCTATAATTATACATATTCTCCATAACACCTAATGTTCTATTCTCAAGTGCGTTCTTAGCATACTTATCAGATATAGAATTAAGTATAGCTTGTGATGTAGCTTTTGTATTACTTCTAGCTTGTGCTTGTCTTGTATACTGTTGATCATATATTGCTAAGTTCTTTAACTCTGCATCATTTAATGTCTGAATGTTTCCAGAATAAACAGCATCTTTCATTCTTTGATTATCTATGAAGTCTTGTTCGTTTAATTGTTGCATAGGATTGTATGCCTGTGCAGCAATACTTGCTTGTGCAGCAGGATTGTATCCAACCAACCTTTGAGCACCTCTTGTTTGTGCAATCAAATCATTCTTAGCTGCTTGTCTACTTATATCAAAAGGAACTCTTAATTGTGGAGAATATGGTTGTGCTTGTACAGGTTCTAATTGATTAGAAGACATAGCATACATTTCTCCCATCAATTGATTAGGATTAAGTTCTTCTTGATCTGTAGGTCTTATGAATGGAAGTACTTGTCCAAACGCATCTAAAAGCCCACTTCTTTTATAAGGAATTGTTTCAAATTGATTATCTACATTAGTTTCAACTTTAGGAGTTTCTTTTAAAGGTGTAGTCATTCCAGGAGTTGTATATTTAATAGCAGCATCTATAACATGATGTATAGGACCAACTTCTTTATTTGTACCTTCTTCAATTAAAAAGTTAATTTTTTCTTCATCTGTAGAAAATTTATTAAGACTCTTTTTAACTTTTTCACTTTCAGTACCATAAGAGTTATTAATATAGTCAAGCATTTTCTTACCTCTTTCTTTATCAGCTAATGCTGTTTTTACAGAAGGTGACCATTCTTGTTCATAACGTTGCATGTCATCCCATATAGGATTACCTGTATCGCCAGCTTTTGTAAAACTCCATTTATCTCCTCTACCTTTTACAACTTTATCATCACCTTTACCATCTTTTGCTTTAGGAATAGAAGTTCCAAACTTAGCATATCCTTCCATAGCTTTTTTATCTATTTTAACTTTACCTCTTGCAAGATCATCAGCAACAACACCATATTCTTCTGCTGTATCATTTATAGCATTTTGTAAATCAGCAGCTTTTATTTTCTTGTCTGCAATTTCTTTAAGTTTCATATTTCCTCCTTTGATAGATGCTTCTAATGCAGTGAGCTTTAATTTATCAAAAGAATTTTTTACATCAAGACTGTTCAACTCATTCGTTGATTTCTCAATTAGTTTATTTTGTTTAGCTTCTGTTTTAGAAAGATCAGCTACATAGTTTTTAAACTTCTTACCTTTAGCATTTTTATCTGCTAATGCTTCAACACCATATTCAGGAATCATAAGATTACCATATACAACAAGACTTTCTTCTCCTGAAGATCCATCACGTAATTTAGTAGCAGGTTCTCCTCTTTCTACTTCTACAGGATTATCACCATATGTAATACCAATACCAGTGTTACCTTTTCCATCAGACTCATCGTGACTCTTACCTCTGAACATTACAGTTTCTCCACTACCAGGTAGGTATGGATTTTGAGACATAGGTTCAGCATATCCACCCCAATGAGTTTTAAGTTCACCGCCCATAGCATATGTTTGCATAGCTCTTTCACTAGGTTCTCTGTAAGCTTTTAAATGTCCACCAGCTCTGAATTCATCTTTATGTGCAAAGTCTGCAAAGTCTTGAGCATCAAGTTCACCAAACTTAGCAATTAATTGTGGATTATATTCAGGATTCATGTATCCACCATTTCTTAGATTTGAACCAAATTTAGGATGTAAATAATCAGTAGTAAATTGAGAAGCAATCATTCTATTCATATTATTTTTTATCTTCTCTTCAGCTTTTCTTTGGTCTCTATCATTTGTGTCGAACAATCCTCCAATAGCGGTTCCTGCAGTTTGACCTATTGCTTCTCCAGCAGGACCACCAATAGCCATACCAGCAGCACCACCAATAGCACCACCTACTTGTCCACCTCCATCATTACCAGTTAAACTAGCAGCACCTTGACTTCCCAATCCACCAATAGCTCCCCATGGAGTTCCTCCACCAGCACCTCCACCCATTGAAGACATCATACCAGACATTGCTGCTCCATCAAATGCTTTAGGAAGATATCCTCCCATTCTGTATGATTTAACTTGATCTATATTATATAATGGTTCATATTCAAGATCATCATATAAAGAATTACCATCACCATATGTATTTTGTATCTCTGTTGGATTACCACCAACCATTCCACCATATTCTAATCTAGCACCATTTCTTGCAAGTACATTTGTACCTACACCATATACAGGAAAGAATTCTTCACCTGTCATTTCAGGCATAAATGCTCTTCTCTTTCTTTCTGCATTTTCTGTATATTGTCTCAATGCATCTACATCTGTAGATTCAGCTGCATCAGCTTGAAGACCTGTAACATTAGCAAACATTTCTGCTTCTTTTCTTTTTCTTCTACCTTCTCTAATTGCTTGTATACCACCAATTACCTTACCAGCTGGTCCAGCCATTTTACTAAGCTGATCACCAAAGTTAGGTTTTTTAGGTGTAGCACCAGGTGCTGCAGTATTTAAAGGATTACCTTGTTGTTGTTGTATTGTATCAGGAATACCATTATTATCTATATCCCAACTATTATAACTACCAGGAGCATTCATTGGACCACTAGCTTGTGGTTGATTTCCTGATGGAAACATACCAGCATTAACACCAGGAGATTGCATCTGACCTTGCATTATATTTTGCATGTCAGGAATGCTTTGCATATTCTGAGTAAATGATGACATAGCAGAACTAATCCCAGCCTGAGCTTTCTTAATTGATTTCTTAGCTTCTGGATGAGCTTTGAAGAATGCTGCTTCAGTTGGATACTTTTTGTAAAATGCTTTATCAGATTTTACACCTGCAATTTTTAAGAATTCTGATTTCATAATTTAATATTTTATATAGGACCACTTAAATCCTTTAGATGATTTATAAGATTTTTTATTATTGCAGCAATTACAAATATGACTTGCTGATATTTTTAATTCTTGTTGTATCAATTGAGCAGATCCCCATTCTTTTATAAACTCACCATTTAAGGAATATTGATAAACTTTTTTATATTTACCTTCTTTTGCTTTTTGTATATGATCTAAAGATTGTTTTTTACCTAATCGTTTTTGTCTAAATAATTCTTTATATTCATTAGACCATACTCTACCAGTTGCTTTTTCTTTAATTTTATTTCTAGTTTCTTCTGTACAAATAGAAATATTATTTGGATGCGTTGGTTTTAAATTATATCCATATTTTTTATTATGGACATTCAACATGTTACACCAATAATGTTCTTGTGAATATAAATATATTTTATCACACTCTTCTAGTAACTCAAATGCGAAAGAAGTTTCACCATACTTATTCCAAGAATTTTGCATATAATCATTAACGTGTTCATTTTTTCTTAATGAACATAAATGATCATTTAATCTTTTTGTAACATTAGATGCAGCTCCTACATAAATATGTTTAGTTGCGTTATTAGTTATAGTGTATATTCCTGTTTTCATTTATAAGCTTCTAACCAGCCTCCTGGTTGTTTTGTATTATAGTTTGTAAAGTTAAGTAGATTATCTAAGTTCTGCAAACCTTTTTGTTCTTGTCTTAATCCATTCTTAGCCATAGGATATTCTGTAACCTTCTTACCCTTAAACTTATAGTTCTTACCTGGTTTCATTAACTTAGTATCACCAGTATCAGATATACCTAGTACATCATAAGGTACTCCTTGCATTGTTATGTATGGAGAACCTATTTCCGTTATCTCTCCTGGATGATTCCATTGTCCCATATCATCTTTTATCACATTACCATACTTTGCACTAGCCATTGTTTTCTTTGCATACTTCCCATTACTAGGAGCAGGAGATTGTGTACGTGCATATGAGAAACCTACAGCTCCTGGAATAGAAACACCCATTGCAAATTGCTCCTGAGGAAACATTATGTTCTCTTTCTTTTCAACTGCTGGATGTCTTACATCTTTCTCCCATTTTTCTGCATCCATCCAATTTTTAAAAGGACCACCTAAATGTTCTCCTGTCTTTTTAAATTCACCAATAGGATCATATAATGGTTTACCATATTTAAAACTAGGAATCAAATAAGCTGGTTCTCCATTCTCTCCACCTATAGACATAGCTAATTCAGAACTAGGATCAGCATAAGGTATTCTATATCCTTCTGGTAACTTATCACTAGTAGGTTGTAAGAAAGTTAATTTACCATTCTGTGCTTGAGGAACATAATTAACTGGATAAACAGAACCACCCATTTGAAACTGTCCTCCCCATGCAGGAGAATAGTTTCTTCCTTTGGTATTATATCCTTCTCCTACAAATCCTTCTGGTAAAGAAACAGAAGTATCATTATAGTTTTCTTGGTGTTCTTGCATTGTTCCACCATCTTCATAACTATCTAACCAACCACCATTTCTCATGTTATTACTATTATCTCTACCACACTCATGGCATATGTACATATCTTTCTTACTAGAATCAGATTTGTTCCATGACCATCCACATGTGCATTTTACTTTACCAGTCATTACTTATAACTTATTTGTGCAGGTGTTAATATAAATTGAGACACTAAATGTGTTGTTGCAGAGTTATCAAGAATGTGTCTCACCTTCAATTCTTTTGCTCTTATTGTAGCTTTCTTAAAGCTTCTCACTCCATAATCCATGTTCTCTTGATTCACCACTTTATCTATTGACATAGACTCACATGACACTCTAAACAATGGAACCTGAGAACTCTTCTGTAATGCCCAAAATGTATTGTACTGATAGAAGTTATCACTTTTAGTATAAGTGATTGTTTTACTATCTGTATTGTATATTGGATATTGCATATATGCACTCATGTTGTTTAATGGTTTAGCAACAAGCTCAAGAATACCAGAACTTTGTTGTCCATTATATAGAATAGCTTTGTTAAACCATTTATCATTTGTTTCTATTCTTACATTGTCATTAAATACACCATCAGATATAGGAAGATATTCGTATGCCTTAGTGTAATCTTTTACATTCTGTAGGATTTCATCTTGATATTGATATGCAAATGGATATTCAATAATGTATGGTTTTATATTATTATAAAAATAATTATAAATTCTTATATTATTTAAATGTGTCCATAGACATGCTGTCTTTGATTGTGTATATCCAACACTTGCATAATCTATAAAACTTATTTCTTCTAAAGAAAAAGATTTTTCAAAAGGACATTCACCAATAGATTTAATTATTATAACAGTACTGGCAACATCAACAAGATATGTCTTACCTCTTATTAACTCTTTTCTACTTACATTTTCATCAAGTACATTTCTAAAGTTATCAAGAACACTAAAAGGTCCTGCATTAGGACCTGTTTGTGTTAGCTTTATTGTAATTTCTCTTTCCATTATATTGTAGTTGTTGTAGTGGTAGTTGGACAATCAATTACATCTGTACAAGCATCTCCACATGCTTCTATAAATATATAACCATCTTCTTCAGAAACAAAATAAATTGATTCAAACTGAGCACATAGAACAATTGAATAATCATCTACATTGTATTTATCTAATTGATTAATTGTTCCAGTTCCATCTACCCAGAATAATGTCAAGTTACCATACATTTGAACTGTATAACAGAATGTATTAGGAACAAATGTAGTAGTTGTTGTTGTAGTGCTACAATCATATATTCCAACTATCATTCCGTTTTCAATTTCATAAACAGTGTTATAGAAAGAACTTTCTTGTGTAAAATAGAATCCATCAGGAACTGTTGTACAATCTGTAGAAGTTGAATCTAAATAAACAATTTGACCAAGCTCTAATGAAAAATAAGAAATTGATATTGAATTTATATTAACATAATTTAAATCAACTGAATTTAAATAAGCAATTCCTGCACAAGCATCTTCTGAACTACCTGTTGTAATAACTTCAGGACCACAACTTTCTAAATATCCTGTAATAAATTCTGATGAATTAGGAACATTACTTCTTTGACATATTGTAGTAGTTGTTGTAGGAGGAACTGTAATGTAACCATCTCCATCTAACTCACAACTTGTTTCAATAACCACTCCTTCTAATTCACAATCTAATCCTAGTGTACTAGTAGTAGTAGTTGTAGGTAAAGGTATAATTGTTGTAGATGTAGTGGTAGTAGGAATTATTCTATTTATTTCTCCAACTAATGCTTCGAATGTAGATTCAGCATTAACATCATCACAACAACCATTAAGTCCTGAATAGAAGAAATTATTTTCTCCTATATAGAAATTAGGAATATAACTATGAAAACTCACCCAAGACTTAGTATTAAAATTAAATGATATAGTCCAAGACTTGTTACAGAAGAACTCAGAATCATCCAAGTAAACTTGATCTCTAAATGTAAAGTCATTTATTGTAGATTCTAAATAAAATTCTTTTGTGACATCATCATATTTAATATCATTATCTAAAGGAATGTAATCTAGTTTAGTAATAATAATTCTATCAAACTTACTATCATATACACCATGTAAACCAATACCATTGAAATGATTATCTATATCTGCTTTTGGAAAATATCTAAGTATCTCAAATGATAAATGGTCTGTCATAAATCTATTTACACCAGAACCAAATGCTGTTAAATCTACAGCCTGTGTTCCTGATATAAGAAATATTTGTCCACGTTTAGCATCAACAGTTATTTGTCCTTGAGGAATCTTTAATAAGAATTTATTCTGACTTCCTACATAACCAAGATCTGTTTCAGCAAAATCAATTGGAGGAGCACTTCTAAACAATGATGGATTACCAATATAAGCCGCCTGTGGATTACTTGTATCAATTGTAAGCATTGTATTATACAATAATGATTTGTTTTCAAATCTAGCTAATATGGCTTTATTTTGAATACCATCTAACGATGTTAATCCTCCATAGTTTTGAGGAAAATCAAAATATGAAATTGCTCTATATATTAACCAGTTATTCACTCTGTTATCAGTATCAACAACTTGAACATCTGAGTATATAGCTCTGAACGGATATTCTGTAAAACATTTACTATCCCAATCATTAGGAAGATGTGAGAAGAAGTTCTCTTTGTTTTGTTTAGAAAACGTTACATTATAATAATAAGTGTTATCTTGTTCAATAGGAACAAAAGATTGTTGTACCCAATCATCAGGAATACCAGATGAAACATGTGGCCAGAAATCTCCTTCTCTATTATTAAATGCTTGACGAAGATCAAGATTGTAAGATGTCTCACAATAGAAACTAGGTACCCCATATGCAAACATATAGAAATATCCATCATAGTAAGTTAACTCACTTGGAGAATTAGAATTAGTATATTGTGATGTATCATTAGGACAATCAAAACTAGTAGCTTTATAAGATATAAAATTTGTAAGACTACCAACACTTGATAATATACTTCTTGCAGAATGCCAATATTTTGGGTAGGCAATGTTTCCTATGACATCATAAAACACATCTGAATCATCAGGAGCATTCACTCTATTTTCTAAAAAGAATGGAAGCTTTGTTTTATATGCAAATCTAGAAATAAATGTATCACCACCAAATACAGTAGCTTCAGTTGGATTAGTACCATTAAATATTAATTGAAATCCTGTATCAATTGTGACATAAGAATATATTTGTCCCCATTGAGTTGGAGCTATATTTTTTAAAGATCCATAATAAGAAACAACTTCTATGTCTTGTTCTCTCTCTGGTGTAGAACAAGCATTTGACTCACTTATTGTAAATCTAGAATAATCACTAATTAAAGGTTGTCCTAAATACAATAATGAATCCGTTTGATTTGGAAAAGGAAGACCTGATTTATCTATATTAGTTTTTAAATAAACAGATGTTTCTCTATTAAAGTTATTTATATTATTATCATCTCCTACATTTTGTACACCTGGAATTAAATATCTTTGTATATCAAGATCTCTTTGTTTTATACCAAGATTATTATTTATTGGTGAAGAATAAGAATAACTAGCTCTAGAATTAAATGAATAAGCATAATTCTTTCTTGTAATACCATTTATATAAATAGTTAGATATGCTTGATATGCAGCAAACATTGCTGATACATTACCATCTGAAATAATAAAAGAGCTATTTAATGCAACTTCTTGTGCCTCTTTAGAAAGTAATCTGTATTTAGCATTATCTCTCACCTCTACAAAGTGTGCTCTTCCAGCACCATACATTACATTTTCAAGTTTTAATATGTCACCTAAAAATGGTTGTCCAAAAGATGTTTCTGGAGAATTAAATATTTGTCTAGTTCTAGCAATATCATTTGAAGGTATAGGAGGTTGTGGAGTTTCTTTTTTACAATCATCCACTCTAACTTGTCTCTCTAAATAAATGGTTTGTTGTTTATCAGATCCTCTACATTCTTGAGGTTCTCCACTTCCTGCAACAGTATTTACTTGTATCTCTGATGTACGTGTAACCCAAGGTCCTTCAATACTTCCTTCTATAGCATCAAGCCAACAAGCTGCAAATCCAGCATTATTAAGTCCAAGAGAATTTTGACCTATTTTAATTGCCCAAATATCATAATTTGCGTATGAAGAATAAGCTTTAGTTTTTTCACTTTCAGGAAAATTATTTCCAAATATTGATGGATTTACTCCCCAAGGAACTGGACCACTATTTGTTTGTTTCATTTTATTAAAAGGTCCTTGTCCTAAAAACGTAGGCTTTGTGATAGAACAAACTCTATGTGCACCTAATTCATAAAACTTTTCATTACGAATTTTGTTTGTATTACAATCCGTGTACTGAACTTCCATGTAAGGACCATCAACATCTACATTGTTAAATTGTAAAATAATTACATCAAAAGGTTCACATACTTGTGAATATGCATTATTTTGTGCATTTAAAAAAGGATCTGCTGCAAGATCATTGTATGGATAGTTTGGATAATAAAAAGTTTCTTCTTGCCTTTCGTATGTTCCTACATTACGTAACATACCTTTAGCAACAATAGATCTATTTGTACTTCTATCTCCTCTTACTATTTTAAATCCTACAATTTGTGCTTTCTCTTCTCTAGTTAAATTAGAAGAATTTATAAGTTGTTTAATTTGGTTAACATTTATCTTTACACCAATTGGATAAATAGCATTACTTGTTTGTAACTCCACTTCATATTTATCAGCTACAAATTTTGGAACAGCTGATTCAAATGCAGGACTAACTAATATATCTGGAAATTTATGATGTCTAATAGGTTGACCAGCAAGATCACCCCATATCTTTTTATTACAAGGATATGTTTCTTCAGATTCCCAATATGCAAATTCTCCAAATTCATATGGTCCTTTATAATCAGGAGCATTTGTAAATCCAGGATGTGTACCTAATACAGAACCTGTATTATATATTTTCCAATAAGGACTTGATCCTGTAATTGGATCAGGAATACCTATAAAATCTGGATTAGATGGAAATACGTTTGGTTGTGAAAACTCATTATTATTCTGTGTTCTACCAGGAATATGGAAACCATCTGTTTGTTTTCCATTATCTAATAAAAATACTACTTCAAAGGCATACACTTCATCACGTAAGTATCCACGTAAATTTGTAGCATTGAATTCATCTGAGTAATTTTCTGTAGCAGGTATTCTCCAAGTCTCCCATAGTAAAGTAATTTGATTAGCTATCTCTTGATAATTAACTCTATCAATAGCTGAAAGTTGATCCCATATAAGTACATCTTGTGCTACAGTAATATCTTGTGCTATATCATAATAAGGAAACTTTTCAAATATGTCATCTATAGAAAGTCTTATGTTAGTAACATTCTGACCTGTGTATGTTATTTTTCTAAATAAATTATCAATATAATATGTTCCTAATAATTCAACTGAAGCAACATTGTTTATTGTTTTAATTACAGCTAAATTAAAATATTGAAACTGTCCTGATGTTTCAAGGTTAGAAACATTAACAATTATAGATTTCCCTACATTATAATTAAAGTTAACTGTAGTGACACCTGGATCAGCTATAGGACAAGGATTTGTTACTGAATAATAACTTGTATAAGGATTACCAGAAATGTCTGAATACTGAACTGCAAACTGATATGTACCAGCAAGAAGTTCTCCTCCAGAAACAACATCTACAACTTCTAATTGAGGAATACTAAAGTCTGGTTGTATTTTTAGTTTGTTACAATCTAATTCATTGGTTACAATTACATCACATGTGTTAGGAACAATTTCTGTTATATAAGGAATTTTATCAATATCCATATATCTTCTAGCATTAATTCCATCTGTCCAATATATCTCTGTAGCACAATTTGTTATTCTGTGTACCACTTTATGTATTGGATAATTTATACTAAAGTTAAGACAATCTGCATTTATTAAAGTGCGATAGATACAATCATTATTATCCATGTATCCTATCTCACTTTGTGCTGTAGAAGAATTTGTTAGAAAGAATATGTGTTTACTTTTTTCTTGTATGTAATAATCTCCTATCAAAGAATATCCATTAGGAAAACTAACGCACAATTCATTACCTGGTTCATTTTGATAGTTAACAGAGTTTGCATCAAAGTTTTCTAAAGCAGCATTTAATGCATACGTAAGAGTACCTGGTTTAATCTGATTAACAGATTGATCCATGTTTAGTCCTACAGTGGCACTATTATATTCTTGTCTAATATTTCCTTGTTGTGTTTCTTCAGCCATAATGATTAATTGTTACGTCTTCTACCATATCTATTAGTACGGTTAGGAAGTTCATACATATTAAATCTGTTAAGATCATTTCTAACTCTTCTTTGTTTCTCCCAAGGAGTTTGTTTTTTCATTTCAATCTCAGCCATGATATAAGATTCTTCATATGCTTGTTTATGATACATCATCTTTTGTTGTAACTGATTGAAAGTTTCATCATTAGTTTGATTCGTAAGAGTCTCAAACATTTTGAATTTAATGAATGCTTCTACATATTCTCTAATACGATAGTTATCAGGAATCATTTGATTACCTATATCATCATACTCTGTAGCATAGAACAATAAGTGTACAACACCATTTCTGAAATTAGTTACAAACTTATTGTCTCTAATATCAAATGAGTCATAACTTGCAGATCCTGGTGTGAACTCACGAATAGGAGGAGCTTCTGCATAGAAGTCCCAAGTGTTTGTATATTCCACTCCACAGTTTTGTTTTGCAGATATGTTACCAGGCTTAAGTAAATACTCATGAGTAAATCCTCTAGCTACAGTGTTATTTGTTTTATATACAGCTTGTACTAATTCTGGCATACATGTACCATCACATTGTGGAACTTGACAACCAGGTCTATTACAAGGAGTCCCTCCAATAGTTAATGGAGCCACTTGAATAGTGGTAGCTGAAGCAGCTTGTGAATAAAATGAGTTAGCTGATTGATATGGATATCCAGAAACTTCTGTACACATCCAAGCTTCTCTTACAGCATAAAAGTTATCTGGAAGTCTTGCTTGGAAATCTTCTATAAACAAGACTTCTTCACTTATTACAAAAGTGGTTCTTCCTAACTTCTTTAGAGCTTTATCTAAGTAAGTAGGAAATAATAGATCATCTATTGCACCAGTATCAAAATAACTTTTAAGTTCTTCTTTAACAGTTGCATAGACAGGCTCTGGGGATACAAAATTATATTTATAGTAGTATGACATAGTTCATTATTTTTTCCATTCCTTATAGATGTGTTGATACTTGTCGTTGGTTTTTAAATAGTGTGATAAAAGTCTTGATGTAAGTCTTGATGGTTTAAAATACCAAAGGTCTGAATTTTTAAAACGTGCTGTAGATTTAAACCACATCCAACCAAAAAAATAACCTTCTGTATGATAATTAAAATTGTATATTACCTTTCCTTTCTCTTTAGTTTTTTGCCAATCAATTGGTAGGTTTACAAACTCTTTTCCATCAGCTAATTTTAATTTTCTTCTTTTCTTTTTATTGATAGAGAATTCTCCAAACCCATAAGGTAGCTTTGCTCTATCACCTGTCTCTAAAATATACTCCTTAAAGGATTCATTGTACGTGTAGAGAATGTTTCTCCACTCATCGTATGTAAGTTTTATAGAGGGGTGTTTTTTGCAAAACTGATTATAGTTTTCTTTACTAGAGCTTCTCCAATCAATCTTTGTTCTCATTAATTAGTTGGTTTTGAGTTTGGTGCTTGTCCATCTATTCCTTCTGAGCTTATATCTGTTTTAAGATTAAAATATGTAGATAATAATTTCTTTGATGTTAGTTCAAGAGTTTGTTGTTCTAAGTATCCTGGAAGAGGAAACTCTTTGTCTAATGGATTCTTACAAATCTCATCTAATGTATATTCTGGAGTACCACATCCACATTCTGGATACATAATCTCATTCTCTACATCTTCTTCAAATAACGCAACAAATCTAATTGATTTAATCATTGGATTATTTACATATAGATATCCATTAGATATCCAGAAGTATTCTTCTTTTTTAATTACAGGAAGTTTTAATAGATTGATATATCTATTTACTGTAATCTCTTTTAATTTCTTTCCTTGGCCACCTAATGCATTGATAGAATAAACTCCTTGTATTACATATTGGTAGTTACCTTCTGATATACGTGGAAGTTTAAGTTTAGTTCTGGCTATACTACATTCATCTACATAATTACAACATTCAGAAATAGGTACTTCTATCATTTCTAAACAAGGAATAGTAGTGAATAATGTATCAGTAGCCCAAAGTTTTCTTAAGTTGGTCTCTCTCTTAATTAATAATAAAGAGTTATTTCTTATCTCAGATGCAATTGCTCTGTCTGTAATAAGACTGTCTGTAGAAAGTATCTTGTGGACACTTCTAACATCTGATACTAATTTTCTTAATGTTGCCATAGTTATATTCTAGTTTCAAACTCTGCTATTTTACCTAGATTAAGATCATAGACTAAAGCAAGAGCAGCACGCACTGAATGTACGTAATTGTTATCTAAGTGCCATCTATCAGTTCCTGAAAGACTAGGCATTTGTTGTATTCTTACTCCCTTAACTTCTTTAGCCATGTAGTGATGTTTATCACCTGTATGAACTTCTCTGTAAACAGCATTACCGAATTGATGACTATATTTAGAATGTGTTGCAAATAATAATGGAAGATCTTCTATCTTACAGTTACCATGATGCCATCCAATAAATGTATTTCCTAATGTCAAACCTTTAACAACACTATGTTCTCTGATAAACTCTACATCTTCTACATCTTTAAAGAATACATCTAATGCATGAGCTAAGTAAAAAGATTTAGTTCTGTCATGATTACCTTGTACCAATACCACCTTTACAGTGCTAGAATGTTTTCTCAACATATTAATTGTGTCTACAAGAATAGCAAATCCTATTTCATACTCATCAGCATAATCCATTATAGTGTCCTGTGGAGTACCATTTGTAGTTTGATGTTGATAGTTATCAGTGTGGAAGTAATCATTTGATATAGGAAGAACAACAGTGTTTATGTTGTAACAAGCTTCTACTTTATCAATCAAAGACTGAGCCACAGTAACATATCTTAAAGCTCTTGTGGTTACATCATTATCACCATCTACTGTTCTTTTAGCTAAGTGATAATCTGATATAGAAATCTCTACATCTACGTAATCTTTAATATTATTACGATCTACTTTAGTGATTGATATATTGTTTGGTTTGTAGTTTTCTAAGAATCTTGCAAAGTCTTCAGGAGAATAATCTTTTGCTTCTTTTCTTTTTGAGAAGACTGAGGAAGTGAACTTCCCACTTGGTAACATTTTAGACCAGTAGTTTGTTATAATATACTTATCTAAATTTATCTTATGTAACTTAGCTAGTTCAAGATCATCTTTAGGTTCAAAATCTGTAACTATTGTACTTTCTATTGTACCTTTTTCAAAATTTACTTTACGTTCTTCTGCAATATTTTTTACTACATCTTCAGTATCTTTTTCTCTAAGTTCTTTCATCAGTTCATTGACCTCAAATTCACTTATTCCTAGTTTTTCAGCATAGAACTTCTTACTTTTCTTCTGACTTAATAACTCTTCTAATCGGTGTAATAAGCTTTGATTTTCAGACATATCTACTTATATTAGTTAAAAAATATCGTAAAGATAAACAATAGTTTTTATATATTCCAAATAATTTTAGTTAGAGACTTAATTCTTTATAACTAAAATAGTTAGAAACAAAAACTCCCTAGACAAACGTCTAAGGAGAAATCCTGTAAAACCAACAAAACAAGATTTTTTATTTATGTTAAAGTGGAATAGTAGTTGTAGTGGTTGTAGTAGAACCTAATACAATATCTATATAATTTGTACACACTCCAGTTGATAGCACTCTAATAATTGTTGTATAATCAGGAACTAATGCAGAAGAATATCCTGCAAGTAATGCTGATTTAGAAACTCCCACTTCAAATGCTGATGAATATCCATCTAGATTTGAATATAAATTGAATGGACCTGAATCAGTTCCTGCTGTTGTTAATGTTATTAATACTGTCATATTATTCTAAATTAAATTATTGTTGTTGTACTAGTAGTTGTAGGACAACATATATCTAATTGATCATTGATGTTAATTACATCATCAATTATAATCATTAAGTCTTCAGTAAGATTTGTTATGTCTTCTGTAAGTATAGCAACATCAGCTGCAACATCACATATAATACTATCAAATTTAGCAAGAATTACATTTAAACCATCACATGTGCTTACATCTGTACAAGGAAGTGGAGTGCTATCGTATGTGACAGCACTCGTTCCTTTTATTGTTGTATTATTTATCTGAGGACAACTCATGTCATGTTATAATTAAGAAGTTGGACAACATTGTTCATATATTGAATAAGGAACAGAAAGAGAAACTATTATTCCATCAACTAATCCAGTAGCAGTTAATCCTGGAATAAAGTTTACACATCCTAGTAAATAAGATCCTGCATCTCTATAAATGTTCTCTTGAGGATCACCATCACAATCGTTAAAATTAATTGTAATTCGACCGTCATCAGTTACATCTAGTAATTCTTGTGATATAATTACAGCAGAGTCATAACATGTACATTCAACAACTGTTGTACTAGTTGTAGTGGTAGTAGGTGTAGGACAAACTTCATCTACACAATTAGCTCCTATTGTAATTAAAACTCTTTCATTATTTGCTAAAGTGCAACATCCACAAAATTGTATAGTTTGAAGAGGAGAAATATTTAATAATATTAATGAACCATTACAATCAGTGTAAGTTAATGAATAAATATTAGTGTCATCAGTATTAACCGCTGTAATACATTCACAAGGAAGTGTAGTGGTTGTAGTGGTTGTTGTACTACTAGTTGATGATGTAGTAGTTGTTGTTGGACCACAAGGACCATTTGGTGTAACAATCACTGTACCTGGAACAGTTAAAGGACTATCTGTTTCAACACAAATATTTGTAACTCCTGGTTGTAATATTGTAGCAACGAATCCACCTGTAATACAATCAGTAGTAATTATAGCAACTGATTCAGTTCCAGTATTATCTAATGAAAAACTTTCACAAAGAATTGGTGCTACAGTAGTGGTTGTTGTAGTGGTTGCAGAACAACAAACATCTAGAGTGTTGTATATATTAATTATATCACCATTAATTGTTACTATCTGTGTAGTAATATTGTTAACTTGAACAGTTAATATATTAATTTGTGTAAGTAGGTTACATATAATTTCATCAATCTTTTGTAATACAACATTAAGTGTATCGCATGGTTCAGCTGTTGTGCAAGATAATGCAGGACCATCGTAAACAATAGTACTGGAACCAGTTAAAGTTGTTGAACATGGATTGTTATTATTACAACCAGTATTGGTAATAACAGAACTACATCCACAAGGATCATTTATAACTATGTCTGTACAGCAAGGGTTTACTGGTAAATATGGATATGACATATTGATAATTTATTAAGGTATATAAATAATAAAATAACTTGCTATTGAAGGCTGTATATTTGCATGACCAATTCCTCCTCCAATAGGATCATTTGAAACTGCTGTAGTAGCACTTATTGTAACATCATCTGTTTTACCAACGTTAGCAATTGCTGCAGATGAAGATTGTAAAGAATATCCTAAATTTCCTCCTGTACTATTGGTTGCATTAATTGGTTCACCTGAATTTAATGTACTAGAAGATGAATTAGCCACTGTAAAATGCGAATGTGTAGCTGGTGTAATTGTTGAAACTGCTGTAGCTATGTGTGTATGTGAAGGAATTTCTGTAACATCTAATGTAACTCGATTTATTCCTGCAACAGAAGGGATGAAAGGAGGAGTAGATCCTGATAATGTGTAAGAAGGATTTCCAGAAATAGCAGGATTTGTTACAGGGTCTGTTATAGGACTTCCTAACATAGATGTAGCTCCAACTAATGTACGTCCTCTTAAATCAGGAACACCTGGATTAGCTCCATTACATAAATAAATTTTTAACCAATTTCCTGTACCAGCTCCTGTTCCATCAAAATTACTTAATGGGCCAAAATAAGGAAGAATTGAATAAGGAACCATTTTACTACTTATAAGATTAGAATTAGGAGCATTTGTAGCTAAATAATTAGCAATATAAGCATTTAACTCAGCACCATTACTAGAATAATTAGTAGATAAGTCTAAAGCTAATGCTGTTAAATCAACTTGTACTTGACATAGTTTATTTATAACAGCTTGTACAATAGCATGTGTATCTGAAGATGATGTAACACCT